GCACCGGACAAGTTTGCACCGTACAAGTCTGCACCGGACAAGTTTGCACCGGACAAGTCTGCACCGGACAAGTTTGCACCGTACAAGTCTGCACCGGACAAGTTTGCACCGGACAAGTCTGCACCGGACAAGTTTATAGTTTTATTTTTTTGCAAACAATCCGTAACGTTCTCATACTCTCCGCAAATTATTATTTCATCACTAAATCTCTTTTTTATCTCTATGTTCATAAAACACCCCTTTTCATATTTTATAGTATATTTCATTTGCCCAGAAAACGTGTCCGCAGTTTTTACGGTTTGATAAGGTTCGTAGTCTCGTCGTCTATCATCGTTCCACAGTCGTGTCACTCTCCATTAATATATGCTCTTTTAACATACATAATCATATCTCCCTATAAAATCCTTCGCCGTTAGATGCCACTCCGATACACTTATATTCAGCATATCCATATAGCATTTTAATGGTATCAATAATTTTATTCGCTTCTTTTGCCTCCTTTTGAAGTAGTTTTTCTACTTGTTTATCAGTATAATCCGCATCATAAATCCAATCGACATTTTGAACAAAGTTAATACACGCTCCTTGATAGTAAGCATACGTCATAACAATTTTTGTTGCAATAAAATGTCCTTCATATTCTTCAAGCTCATAAGAAGCATACGACCGTCCGCCGATATTTTTTCCACATACCGCCGGATAATTTCCGACTTCAAAATCATCATCCGAAACAACAACGCATCTATTTTCATAACTAAAATTTGGTGTGGACATATTAATGACCCTCCGATTCTTTTATACATTCACTACAGACGACCGCAACTGTTTTAACCTCTCGACCACAACAAGGACAAAACGCAAGCTCATCCATCTTCTTTTCCCTCCTTTAGTATGCTTGCCAGTTCAGCGTTTATTTCGTTTTCAATTTCTATCATATTAAAAACAAGGTCTTGGGCGATTTCTAAATCTTCTTCCGTCATTATGTTTATAATCATATATCAATCCCTTTATATTGTCAACTATATTTTCATTTTCGCCAGTGATGAAAAGACACTCCCAAAAACTTCCACGACCCGTTCCATTTATTATAGGTATTATTTGCTTGAATCATATCGCCGTTTTCCTTAACCTTATACTGCTCTCCCCGTATTGTAAAATATAGAGTTTTCACAATATCAGCTCCTTTCCAGTTGATTGTTTAGGGGATTAAAATACCGCACTGTTTCCCCGTGTTTATTTTTTGCGTATACCATAAAACGACCGTCCGCTTGTTTCCACACCTTAAATGACTTCATAGTTTGCCCAAAAAACTTCATTGTATTTCTGCTAAAAAAATATGGTGATGTTTCCCTCGTCCGCTCCTTTATCTCGTAAATCGTCATATTATCATCCTTTCATATTGTGCTGAGTTTAACGTTGCATGATTGTCTTCCCCGTCATTAAAATATATCGTAATGATATGCTTGGAAGTTCCCACGACCACAATTAAATCCACGTTTTCGGAGTATTTAACGCGATAAACCGCGCGTTCGACCGCTCCGCCGTCCATATAATACTCAAAAACATTTTGCGCGTTTAACTGCATTCCCTTGATAAAACGAAGCACGTTTTCGATATTACCTGCCCGTTGAATTATATTATCAATACAGTGCTCGGTATACTTCCACGGGATGACGTTCATCCGTGCCGAAAAACTCTCTAAAACCTCCCTTGCATTGTTCGGAAAATAGACGTTTTTATGATATCGTTTTATCATGATATGCTTCCCACAATAGCATCCTTAACGTGCTCACTGGTATGACGCGCCGACATAATACACCCACAAACGACCACACCAACCAACCAGAAAAGGAAAAGCATTAAATACAGTTTTTCGTTTTTGCGCTTAAACATTTTCCGCCTCGACTTTCGTATAAAGAAGTTTTACCAACATTTGATACACTAAACGCGACCTTAAACTACGAAAGAAAAAATCCGCAGTTCCTTCCACTGGTAAATCAAGCAACCAATTAAGCATATAGCACTTCGCCCACAATCCCTTATTCGTATTGCGCGAACAAAATCCGTCTTTTCGCATATCGTCAAGTTCCACTTTCAAAAAATCGTATCCCCAGTCGCGATTTTTCAAAGGAGCGACATACCGAAACCAAAGTTCGTTTATTTTGCGTTCGTCCTTCGGTAAAATCTTTCCGCCTCGGAGCGGATTGTTATTATCTCCTTCCGGCGGAAAAAATAGCGCGTTCAGTCGTTTGATTTCTTCTTTATGCTCCTTTGGAATATTACAATATTTTTCTTCAAGTTTGTACATATTACTTTCCTTTCCTGAATTCTATCAGGTTTCCGTTGATTATATTGTGGTTTACAATCCACTGTATTGCCTTGACAATATGCTCCGGTTTGGAGCATAAATCAAACCAAACGTTTGAACCAAAAGAAGAAAATCTAAAATGATTTACAAGTTTTTTCACAATAAAATAGTGCTTGTGACCGCCATTATCAACAAAAACAAACTCGGACGGACGCACTGGCGAATAAACCTTTATATCATTTTCCACAATATCCACTAAAACGGGATTCCGGATATCAGTGCCGGATATATCGACCTCCTTTGCTTCAAAATAGCACATATTGCAGAAATATTCGCCGTTTAGCTCCTTTCCGCTTTCATAAGGAACGCGCTCGCCACATCCGCATAAAAAGTAATTTTCATCACATATAAAACAGACATCCCCTTCCATAGCTGATTTATGACATATTTCACGACATTCCGCGCCGGACATTTTTTACCTTGATGAAGCATTTCACGTTATATTTCTCTTCACAATATCGCGCTATTTCATCCGCTTCCGCTTGCGTTTTTGGAAATTTGACAAAGCTTTTCACATTACACCTCCCGATTATAAAAACTGTATACCGTGCATATATTCCCGTGCTCCAGAACGGTGCATCCGCCGAAACGATTAATCAAAGTGTTTATTATTCCGTTCAACTCGGACGGTTTGCACGAGGTCACAATCTGTTGCTCCATTATAGAGCACTTCCCCATATTGTAAATTATCCCTATACCGTCTATTTCCACGAAAATACAGTCCTGCCGATATCCTTCTTGGATATCCTTTAACACACTGCCGGAAACAAAATCCCCATCCCTGAATTGTATATAATCCCTTACCAAACTCCCTTCCGCATCCTTCCAAAAACCTATAGCGTCAAAACGACTCAGAGAATTTACTGGAATATAAACCTTTATTGCTCCTTCCACCACTCCGCCCTTTTCCAGTTCCGCCTTTACTTGTTCCGCTCTCGTTTTCATAACTTCCCCCTTTTCGGTTTTGGGCTTCCTCTCCCTGCCATAATATGTTGCAAGTTGTTTGCCAAACTGGGAGCACATTACCATAAAATGTCATAACTAACGTAATATGAACAGATTATCTATTTTATGTATTTATTTAACACAATCGAACGCGCCAAAAACCGCGACATAATGGCGCGATAGTGAGACATCAAATAAGAAATAATCTATAAAATACAATAAATGAATGACTTAACTATGTGCAATAATGGCACAAAGTGAGACACACAAACAAAAACAGTATAAATCTATAAATGCTGATAATACATAACTTATAAAGAAATCTTTCATAACTGCATAACGCTATGCACTTATACAAAAAATGACTTGGCACAATTCTTGACATAATACACAGGAAGAGAGCAAAACAATCCTGTACAAGGTATAGAATGAACAAACGACAAAGGAACGGAACAAGGAAAGCACCTGATACTAAAAACGCTGACATTGCTTACACTGAACATGGTGAAATAGGGAAGGGAAACACTGTTCACACCTTTCACTGAACGCAATGAAAGCGCGAAAACCTGCCTATAGATTGTCGTATTATGTCACTATGTCACGAACGCGCCGGAAAGCACTTACAGAAAAACCACTCCGGCGGGTGCTATTCGGCAAACCCAGCGAAACCCAGTAAAACATACCGACTGTCCCCTTCTCTGACGCTTCTTCCTATCCTTTTCTTCGTCTTTCCTAGCCTATAAATGCCGTTATTAAGTTTTTAACCCCCGGTGAAAACGACTTTATTATACCTGGGTATAAGAGTAACCACAGTGTTAATGTAGATGCCTGTTTTCTTTACTTAGATAGGGTCCTGGGTCGTTATTAATATACCGGCAGGGGTCTTTATCGGCAATTATACGTAGTCGTTTATACGCGATTATAGGAGTTTGTGGGTAGTATAATTTTTCGTAGGTACGAGTGGGTCTTGTTCGGCAATTTCTTTTTGTAACAAATATATATACGTATATGTTACAGCAAATGCTTGGTTTTTGTCACTTTATCGGTTCTCAATTGTTCCGTAATGGTACACCTAGCGGTAGCGGCCACCCGGAGGGTGATAGAAGGAATATACTTGACACGAATAACTTAGGTGTGCTATAATAGGTATGTAAATAGAAGTGTCTCTTTGTCTGGAGGCATTAAATATGAATGAAACCTTTGCAATAAGGACCACAATGGACCTAGAAGAATTGCGACAAAAGGCCATTAAACTTCGTAAATGGCTGGAGAAGATGGAAAATGGAAACATTAGACTTAGAAACAGAAGTATTAGAAAGGTTCGAGGAAAGCGCAAAAATACCGGTTAGGAATATACCTGGATGGTTGTTAATTGCTATGCAGGAAAGTGGTATAAAAGATTTTACTAAGATACCGTAAACCAAAGGGGCGCTAATGAAGAAGATATTTGTGATAGACACCAATGTGTTGCTGCATAATAGCGCGGCTTTGAAGGCTTTTGGTGATAATGAAGTTGTTATTCCTTTGTGTGTGTTGGAGGAGTTGGACACATTCAAAAAGGAGTCCAGTGATAGGGGTAGAAATTCGCGTGAGATAATACGTACATTGGATAAGATGAAAGAAGTAGGCAATCTGCGTAAGGGAGTAGATAACGGGCAGGGAGGAACCATCAAAATAGTATTACATCCTCCGGAAGAACGAGAATTGACACTTGACCGGTCTTTGGTTGATAATAAGATTCTGATACATGCTTACTACTTGACGAAACATAATCCAGATAAGAAGGTAGTGTTTATTTCTAAGGACATCAATGCTCGGATAAAGGCCGATGTTCTTGGAGTACATTCGGAAGACTACGAAGCGGAGCGAGTAGACTGCGATAGCTTGTACACTGGGTTTAAGACAATTGAAAATGATGAGATGTACGAGCATTTATCGGACCTACGATGGTGTGATGTCGAACCGGGATACCTCTATGCTAACGAGTATATAGTGATTAAATCTTCATCTGGCGAGGACCCGGTTATAGGTAAGCATCTATATACGGAAAATAAAGTAGTAGCACTAGATGATGAGCAGATTAGACTTTGGGGAGTAACATCTAGAAGCATTGAACAGCGTATCGCGTTCGATATTCTACTTGACAAGGAAATAAAACTCGTTACCTTATCAGGACAGGCAGGAACGGGAAAAACACTGCTCGCGTTAGCGGCAGGGTTGGAATCCGTGGTAACAAAGAAGGTGTTTAGGAAAATACTTATTTCTAGACCTATTATGCCGCTGGGTAGAGATATTGGATACCTACCTGGGTCTAAGGAAGATAAGATAGAACATTGGATGAATCCGATATATGATAACATCGAGTTTATGCTATCGTCTAAGACTCCGGATGTTCAAACAAAAGTCTACAATATGTTTAAGGATGGCACTATTGAACTTGAAGCTCTAACGTATATTCGAGGAAGAAGTATTCCAAATCAATACGTTATTATAGATGAAGCTCAGAATCTTTCTCCGCATGAGATTAAGACCATTATTTCTCGTGTTGGAGTAGGAACAAAGATGATACTTACTGGAGACCCTAATCAGATTGATAGTCCTTATCTTGATAGCGCTTCGAACGGTCTTACATACTGTGCCGAGAGATTAAAGAACGAACCTCTTCACGGACATATTACGTTATCAAAGAGCGAAAGGAGTCCGCTTGCTGCATTAGCGGCACAGAAACTTTAATCAAACGCGGCGCGTGAGAGTTCGAGTCTCTCCTTGAACCTGCGGACAAGTAGCTCAATCGGCAGAGCAGCCGCATTATTGTTAGCACTACAGAAACTCGTCTTCTAGAAAACGAGGAGCATCAGAGAAGAGTGAGGATTCCCGCTCATTTTAGGCGGACCGGAAAACGCCCTAACGGTGCAAGTGATATTAGCCTGGAGTGCTTTACTTTTATCGCGTCCGATTAATCGTGTAACGACAGTGGCCACTGATGAATAGTCGGATTGCAAATAGGGGGTAGTGATGTTACTAAAATTAGGTCGCTCCTAATTTAGAAACTATTCCTCGGATTTTTGCGCGGTAGTGAAACGGTATCACGGAAGGCTCATAATCTTCAATTGGGAGTTCGATTCTCCCCTGCGCTACCAAAGGTACGGTCGGAGGAAAGTAAAGAGGAAGAAGATGAGTACGAAGAAAAAGGAACTTATCTGGAGATTATCATCGAAGGTCACTGTAGAAGAAGTTCTAAAACTACTCGACCATAAGATAATAAACTCCGAGGAAGCAAGGGAACTTATTTTCAGGATTGAAGAAGAAAAGAAACTAACCCCCGACGCAGAGAAGGACCTAAAGGACGAATTAAAACTTCTAAGAGACTTGGTGTTAGAGCTTTGTAAAAAGAATATTGCAATAGCTCCATATGTTATCAGAGAGGTTGAAATTTATCCTCGACAGAGATGGGCAGAACCTTATTACGTTTGGTGTAGTTCTGTTAGTCCTTCTATTAATTTAAACGGAAATGGCTTTTACTCAGGTAGCGTAAGTTATAGTAATTTGGATAACAACAGTCAAGTATAAACCAATTCCGACCGTACCTAACCATCTAGGAGATAAAATGTCAGAATATAAAGATTTTGATTCAACCGGACTTAATAAATCGGAAGCATATTTTGGTAATAAAAGATTTAAAGAGTATCAAGAAAAGTACACTATAGAGAGTGTCTCCGACCTTTCCCTCCTACAAGAACTAGTGTTCCTAGAAATTGTCCAGCGACGATACAGAGAGAAGATTGCTAAACTAGGTGCAGATAAAAAAGTTGAATCTTCGGCAGTTCCTTCTCACATTGCGGAAGCGATGGAGAACAATCTTAAACAAATGATGAGTATTCAAGATAGACTCGGATGTTTTACAGAGAAGAAAGCCGATGACCCATTTCAATATATCCAAACTTTAAAAAAGAAATATGAAAAATGGATGGAAGAGAATCAACTTTCGCGTACCTACCCTTGTCAACACTGTGGTCAAATGAATCTATTAAAAATGAGAGTAGATAAATTCGAATCTATTAAACATCCCTTTTTTAAGGATAAGGTCTTATGCAACGAGGGTCTTATTAGACTTTATCGTAACGGCAGACTAAATAAAGAAGAAGTGGCCTCGGTTCTAGGATGTCATGTAGATTATGTCGTCGAACTTATCGAACGCTGGCCAGACCTAGGTAAATAAATGCTGGAAAAAATCACGGAAGAAGAATTAAATTTTCTCGAATGTTGGTTTTATCCTATAGCCAACGCCGAATGTCTTTTCTCCGACTTCGACAATCTATCTGAGTTCGACGAATCGCGCCTGGGCGAAATGCGATTATATCAATATCCAATGCTTTCTTACGAAGCTATCGTTGACGATATCACACCTAAAGTTACCGCCAAGACTAAATTTAAATGGCATAAGATGTTAGGAGATGGATTCAACTTTGGCGCTCGTAAATACGGCAAATGCGAAAAATCCGATTCATTATGTTTGTTATCTGACGGAACATATCATCCATATAGCGAATTAGTAAACACAGAACGTTCGGTCTTTTGTTTAGATGAGAATACTCAAAAAATAACTTCGGCTTTAGCCAGATTTGCAAATAATGGTGTTAAAGAATGTTTTCGAGTTGAACTTAAAACCGGAAAATATATCGAAATTACTTCAAATCATCCTCTTCTTACAAATTACGGATGGAAAACAGTCGAAGAACTGATTTTCAATAAAGAGGTATTAATTGCGACTCCTAACTGTATACCTTGTTGCGGAATAATAGAACCTTCCAAAAATTTAGCCAAACTTTTAGGTTATTTACTCGGAGATGGAGGAACATCAATACCAAACGCAGTCTCATTTACAAATATAAATGCAGAAATTATTAAAGAATATCACGAAATAGCGGATTACTTTAATTGTAAAGTAAGATTTGACGGCGATTGTGGTTATCATGTTAGTAAGAAAGACTATCAAAAATCGGGATATGAAAAAGGAGTTGGAATTATTCGTGGAGAAGGTCATAAACTTAATGTCATATCTGAAATAGTTATTAAATACGGAATAGATAAACTCGCAAAAAATAAAACAATCCCAGAGGAAATATTTAGTTGGAAAAATGAATATATAGCAATTCTTCTGAATCGCTTATTTGCTTGTGACGGGCATATTAATAAACTCTCTCGTCAGATAGAAATAGTTTTAGCATCAAAGAAAATGATTTATCAAATTTCTTCGCTTCTCTTACGTTTCGGAATAAGAGGTCGTATTTATTATAAACCTGTTATATTGAAAGGTAAAAAATTTGACTCTTGGAGATATACAATATCTCAGGATTTTAATAAGTTTTTGGATATAGTCGGAATCAAGTCCAAGGACGATGGATTTCGTATTAACTCTACTTATAGTACGGGAGATGTTATTCCGAATAATTATTACTATAAAATTCATCCAACGCTTCCAAATAAGAAAAAATACCGATTAAACAGTTTTAAAAACTATCATCCGTCTAAAGAAAAACTCTCTCGATTAAACAAGATATTTAAGAACGCTGATATAGACAAATTATTAAACAGTGATATATATTGGGATAAAATAAAATCTATTATCAGTATAGGTTTACATCCAACAGTTATAGTAGAAGTTAACAATCATCATAACTACATCTCAAACGATATTTTTTCTCACAACAGTCTTATATGCTTAAAACTTGATATACCCCTATCTCTTCTCTATGACGACAAGTGTTGGTGTGGAATGACTTCCACTGACGCGATACATATAGACGGCATACTTGATAGCGTAAAAGATGCGGCAGAAAACCATCCTATTTTAAAATACTGGAAAAAACAAATTCATAAAACTCCGAAGTGGTCTTTCATAGGAAAAAACGGGTGGTTACTTGACGGAGTGAATATGAATATTTTGTCGAAAAATCCCGGCCATCAATTTTACGGAAAACATTTTAGAAAACTTTTCGGCGAAGAAATGTCACACGAAAATGATAAAGTTTTTGAAAAACGCAAAGACGCTTTATCAGAACTGGGGGCGGTATTTCGTTTCTCTGGAATGACCAACTTCACTAGACACTCTCCAGCAGGTAAGGTATTTTACGACCCAAAGAATAAAGTGCATGTAATTAACTATCCGCAGTTTGTTAATCCTACATTTGACGAAGATGAAAAACAAGAGCGTATTAAACAATACGGTGGGATGGATTCGATTGGATTTAAAGTCTTTGTTCGTGGTAAGGTCGTAGAGGACGGAGTTTCTTCTTTTGATATGGAACGGGTAAGTAGATGTTACAACGAAGACCAAGAAATAAAACGGTTTGAAATTCCCAAAGACAAATTCTCTACATACGATACTCGGATTATAGTCGAAAGACCTAAAAACGCTACCAATGTTTACGTGGTTGGAGACGTTGGAGATGGTTCTGGAGGCTCGGAAATTCTAGTTATATCTGAATCCGGAGAAAAATATAATTATCTATATAATATAACGCTGTACAACTTAACTCATTCTCAGCAAGAAGAAATTTTTAAATGGATAATAGGACAAGTTCAGGCCAATATAATAGCAATAGACTGCGGAGATGCTCTAGGAAGAACTTTATGCGACGGTCTTGAAAAATGCTACGGTAAGGAACGTGTAGTGCGTTACGCTGGAACGAGTAAAGTTAAGATAGACTTTGAAAAAGACGATAAGGGCAATGTTTTAATGAAAGACGGCCAGCCGGTCTATCGGGAGGAGTTCGAAAGTGAATTTGCGGTCCATCGTCTAAAACACTTGCTATATGAGGGAAAAATTAATATTCCATTAGACTTTAAATTTGACGCTCAGTTTTCGTCAGTTATGTCATTGCAGTTATCCAATCGAACAGTTTATAAATGTGTCAGTGAACGAGACCACTTATTTGACGCTTTTCGTGTTTTTGCTATCGCCGAGTGGATAAAAAAATCGTTTGTATCGCAGCCAATTAAAAATCAAAACTGGGGAACGGGAGCCTGTAATTGGAAACGTCCGCCAAGAAAGGAGGAATAGATGCGATTTAATTATTTTTTCTTAGAAGCAATGCTGTTTCTGGTTATTATCGCTTGCTGTCTATTATGCTCATGCAAAGCATTACCAATAATACCTGACAGCGAATACGACAGATATTTACGAGAACGAGAATACGATGAACGTAATAAAGACTTTCAAGAGAGAGTACCGCATATAGTTATACCAAGGAGATAAAATGTATAAACTATTGATAGTTGCTATTTTAACAATAATTCTTACGTCGCTTTCTTCTTGTCTACCGATTCCTAAAGACGACCTGGGAGCGCCGGTTGGAACGTACGAGCGGTCTCGTTGACTTGAAGGCGTTGGTGACAACGTTTACGATGCTCCAATAGAAAACATTGTAAACACGCAACATCCATAAATAGTTCTTGACACGAACCGTCTTTGTATGCTATAATATATATAAGGCATAAAGTGTGCCTATTTTATTTATTTTACATACAAACGGAGTAATCTATGGACAACGGCCTATTCCTATCGACCATAATGACGTTACTCTCCAAGCGTTTGATTACCCCCGGAGAGTTTCACGCTCAATGTACAGCAGTAAAAGAACTTCTTAGAAACGACCTCACTGGACTTGTAGATTCACTAACCGACTTCTCTGTTCAAGCGGCAGCCGTCGATTATTCCATAGAAACTGAGAATCAAAATCTTAATAAAACGTTACGTGAGTGGCTCGATAAAATTAATATCGAATTTAACGGTCAAATTCCAAGCGGTATTAACCCAGTTGCTGAAGAATTTTTTAAAGAAAGATGGAAGGGTTCTTCCCTATGTGCTATTCGTCTTGGGAGTTGGCGTAAACTGAACGGTATCGAAGTGCCGATGAAGGTTTATGTTTTGGATGGCTCCAGCATTCACGCCAAGGCTATTTCCGAAGACGACGATTTAACCCTAATTAACTGGGATTACTACATAACCAATCGAACGGACAGCGATAAATATAAACTATCTAAAGATGTTATTTTAACCAAGGGCAGTGGTCGCTGGTTTGATAAATATCCAGTTCCTTATATCATTAAGCGAGGCGTTTATCACAATTGGAAAATTATTGAAGCTATTAAGAATAAAGAAACTCAGATACTCGAAGAAATAATTCCATACATGCTTTTGATTAAAAAGGGTTCCGAGGCTCTTGCTACAAATAATATAAAGACATACAGTGATAAAGAACTTACAGATACGATAGCCGATTTTCAGGCTATGGTTACAGATTTAAAAGACCAGCATTATCTTGATAAAGATATTAAAGCCCCTATTCGTGCCACTAACTTTGACGAACAGTTAAATCATCTTATTCCCGATTTACGCACCATATTCGAACCGACATTATTCGCTTCAGCGGAAAAGAATATTCTAACTGGTCTTGGATTTATAGATGTGGCCGATTCCGTATCCTCTTCTCGCAGAGAGTCAATTTTAAATCCAAAAGCGTTTGTTGAAGAAGTTAAAAAAGGTATAGTCGATTTTAAACAAGTACTTAAAGAAATCGTCATTAAAATAAAAGATAGGAATGTCGGTAACGTTAAGTATATGAATAGCGACTTCTATATTCTCTCTTCGCCGGTCAAGGCTTTTATTGGAGACGATTTTAAAGTACAAATTCGTTCCCTATATGATAGAGGATGCGTATCCAAACAAACCGCAGTAGAGTTAATTGGAGAAACAGACTTTAAAACGGAAGTATATCGTCGCACAAAAGAAACTGATGACGGACTTGATGAAAAAATGTATCCGCCAATAACTCAAAATCAAGAAGGGCAACCCACGGATATTCCGGGCAAACCATTGGAAAAAACCGAAAACATACCTCTCGATAAGCAAGGAGTTGAAAAGAAAAATTTCAATCAAGCGTCTTTAGACGAAATCGACTCTCTTAAAAAAGACGTTCTTTTACAGCAAAAAATGTTACTTGAAAAACTTCTAAAACCAAAGGAATAAGTATGCAGATATTTAAAGATAAGGAACTAACGCAAGAGATAGGCACTAACTTTGATTTTGGAATAGTACCTGCGGGAGAAACTCGCACTTACGAATATTATGTTAAGAATAATAAGAGTTCACTATTAAAGCAGCTAACGTTTTCTGTTGCTCACGAAGAATTAAAGATATTAGAGTATCCAACCGAAATTCAAGCATTTGATGTTAAGAAACTCGTTATTGTTTGGAGTCCTTCAGTTACTTTGGAAGAGGGTCTTCGTGTTGAATTGCGCGTTCTTGGCATCGAACTTTTTGGGTAAAATATGAACTTACGGCAGGTTATTAACTACATTTTAAAAGATGGTTCGCGTTCCTTTACAGCTCCCATATCCGGAATAGAACCGACCTCTCCTACGCATTTAGCAACTAAAGCTTATGTAGACTCTGTTGCTGTCGGTAATCACGAGGACTTAACGACAGGAGTTCACGGGGTAGGTTCTGGAGATACGATTGCAAAGTTCTCAGATATCACCAAAACGAACGTAGGACTTAGCAATGTCACAAATAATGCTCAGTATTATCCGGGCGGCACTGATGTTGCAATAGCAGATGGCGGTACTGGGGCTTCTACCGCACAAGCAGCTTTAAACAATATCGTAGATACATCAGAGCGAGGAGATATTCTATATTTTAACGGTACAAACTGGGTAAAACTCTCTCATGGTGATGCTGGTAAGTTTTTGAAAACAGGAGGTCACGGTGCAGACCCTTCGTGGGATACCGCTTCTGGCGTATCTTCTCTATCTGCTTTAACAGATGTCTCTTTTGCAAGTGGAACACCTACCGACAACAACGTTCTAACATATGATTCGTCAACAAGTAAATGGAAAGCAGAAGCACCCGCCGGTGGTGGAACGGCAGCATTTGGAATTACAATAGATGGAGGAGACTCCGCTATAACAACCGGAAGCAAGGGTTATATAACTATTCCCTATGCTTGTACGGTTACAGCGTGGGAAATTGTTTCTGACGTTTCTGGTTCTATAGTAGTCGATGTTAAAATAGGCAATTTTCCGGCAGGAGGGGCGGCTCCGAGCACGGCTTCAATTGCAGGAACGGAGCTACCGACCCTTTCCGGAGCCATTTCTGCAACAGATACAAATTTAACAACATGGACAACCTCTATTACCGCTGGAAAGGTTATTGAATTTGTTGTTAATGGAACTCCAACATCCGTCAAAAGAGTTAATGTTACAGTTAAAGTTACAAAGGTATAAGTATGGCTACCAAGTACTTTAGAAATAACGGAACAAGCTGGAATACTGATGCCAACTGGTCTACGACTACTGGTGGAAGTGCCGACACTACAAAACCGACTGCTTCTGATGCCGTTATCCTAGATGATAATAGCAAGTCATCGTGCGTAATTGACGCGGCGTGTGTATGCCTGTCTTTAACATGCAATACAGCAAGTCACGAATATGCTGGTACGTTGTCTCATTCTGGGAGCAACGATTTAACAGTGTCAGGAGATTTGTTATTTTCTTCTGGAATGACGTATACCCCAAATAGTCGCAAGATTACAATAAACGCAAACGCCAATATAAAATCGGCTGGCAAGACTTTTTATAATCTTCAGTTTACAGGTGGAACTGGAAAGACATACACTCTGCAAGACGATGCTACAGTATCAAACACATTTACTTGTGCTACAAACGATACCGCTACTAACACTGTAAATGGATATAAGTTATACATACAAAAAGATATGGGTTTTTCTACCACTATCAGAAATAATATGACGGGAACGACAGAAGTTCATTTTACTGCCGTAAGCGGTACGCAAACAATAACTGTACCAGCGCCAAATAAATACTCTGCTATATATAATCCAGTAGTAATAAATAGCGGAGGTACTGTTACTTTTTCAGCTAATGCGTACATTTATTTCAAAAATATAACATTTACTGCTGGCACTTTTAATTTCCCACGATACGGTTACTTTACTGGAACACTAACATACAATGGCGGTACTTTATCTGTGGGTAGCACATTGTTTGTTTTACAAAATGCAGATATTACGTTTTCTTCAGCATTTTTAGGGGCTATCAGCTCTTTTTATGATTTTGACTTTCGTTCTGGGGCAAGTGGCAACACTTTGACATTAGAAGCAGATATGTACGTGTCTAATGCTCTGAGAAGTTTGGGTACAGATACAAAAACGTATACTATAAACGGTTCATATAAAATATATGCTTCTGGAGACTTTTCTTTTGGTTCACTTATATGCCATTTAGCTGGCACTAGCACTATAGAGTTTACCGGCTCAAATAACCAATCGCTATCAACGGGCGGAGCGGCAACAAACTCTATTAGCAATCCGATTATTTTCAATAAGAGTGATGGAACTTTTACATTCTCAAACTCAGAACCAGTTTTCTTGCAGGGCGATGTAACATTTACTGCGGGTTCTGTTTCTTTTGGAAGTGCTTTAATTTATTATCTAGCTGGAACTATGACGTATAATGGTGGCACTATTGATGCTGGAACTTCTACTTTACGTCCTATGTCTGGAACATTAAACACTGGTGGAATAACTTGGTATAATATCGCAACGTACTGTACTTCCAGTTCTACGCTAAACTTATCCGGCGATTTGAATATATCAAACAATCTGACGTTGACTGGTAACGCTGGTGCTAGTTGGACATGGACTGTTAATACCGCAAATAGCTCTAAAATTGTTATTGCTGGTAATATCGACCATTCTTCTGCTACGTCTAGCCACTTAACGATGGCCGGTTCTGCACAAATTTTGTTAAATGGTACTGGAAGCCAATCTATAACAGGAAACGTAAGCTACAGCAAAACGATTTCTAATGTTGTGGTGGTTACAAAAGTTTCTGGAATCTTTTCATCTATATCCAAAGTCTATTATACTAACGCTTCAGGTTTAACAGTAACAGCACCAAATTATCCGGCAATAACGGATACAAAAGTTGCTACATCTTACGGGCAGTCATTAACTGGAACTTTAGCAGTAACAGCGGCAAATACATTTGTGAGTTAAATATGGCTAACAGAGATAAGAATGGTAGGTTCATAAAAGGTAATACTCCTTGGTGTAAAGGAGGAAAAAATATAAAACTTAAGGGGCATCCGTATTGGGGCGGGCACGCTCCAAAAGGCCATCCTGATTATGTTTCTAAAGAAGCAAGAAAAAGAGCAGGTATAAAAATATCGAAAAGTCTTACCGGTAAAAAATTATCAGAGAAACATAAAGATAATATTAGAAAAGCTCATCTAGGTAAAAAGTTAAGCAAGGAACATGTTAGAAAATGTTTGCAACGTAGGGCTATGAGTACTTTGGAAGATAAATTTAACAAACTGATAATTGAGAATAGATTGCCTTATAAATTTGTTGGTAACGGGTCTTTTTTTATTGAGCGAAAGAATCCAGACTTTATAAATATAAACGGCGATAAGATAGCTATTGACGTCTATTATCGAAGGCATAAAGAACAGTTTAGGGGTGGTCTTGAAAAATGGAAAGAAGAACGTAAAGCGGTATTTGCCAAGTATGGTTGGCAGTTAATTTTCTTTGACGAAACCCAAGTCAACAGAGAAACCGTACTGGAGGTGTGTCATCGCTAACAGATACTTCATCAACGGTGGTAGCAATAATAACTGGTCAGATACAGGTAACTGGTCTACTACATCTGGTGGTTCTGGAGGTAGTGCTGTTCCAACATCGTCTGATGCAGTGTATCTCGACGATAAGTCTCCAAACTGCAACGCTAATGCAGGAGCAACTAGAAACGCAGGTTCTTTAAATTGCACTGGATATACTAATACACTTACAATGAATGTTCAAATATCGGTATTTGGAAATATGACTTTCGTATCTGGTATGACGTTTAACCCACAGACATACTTGTTTGTTATTCAGGGAGCGGGTAATTTCACTTCGGCAGGTAAAACTTTTTATAATATGTATTTTGGTAATGGAGCTGGATTTACGACTACGCTTGTAGATGATATTAGAGTTTCTAATGCGTTTTGGGTAGATGCTACAAGTGGAGGAACCGTGACCTTTACAGGAAATAAAGTAATTTTAACAGAAAGCGGCTATATTGCTCTTTATACTGGTAGAAATATAGCCATGACTATAGCAGGAACAACTGAATTTCTTTTTAATGGGTCTGGCAATCAGTCAATCACATCTGGTTCGAGTACAACTTTAACTATATCAAATCCGATAACAGTAACTAAAAATACCGGAACTTTTTCTTTGAATAAATACTTGAGTTTAACTCATGCCAACGGTTGTGTTGTAACAGCCCCTAGTTATCCCGCTATAACTGATGTTCGTAAAACCACAGTTTACGGTCCTAGTAATGAGTATACAGGAACAATGCCTATTCCTAAAATATCAAAAACATGGGTTAGTTCATAAAATAGTACTTGACACGAACATATGAAGTATGTTATAATATATATAGGCAATAAGTGTGTTTATATTTGATTTTGGAGTTTAGATGTTAGAATTTCAAGTTAACGTTTCCTATTTTTTAGAGATAGTTTTAACGGACTCCGATGGTAAATTTGTAACCGGGGAAACCGTTACATATGATATTTATAACAGCGATACTAACGCTTCTATTTTTTCTGGAACGATGACATCAGAAGGTAATATTTATAAAGCCGAAGTAACGTTTACAACCGCCGGTCAATATCGCGTTTTTTATAATACTCCAGCAGGTTTTGAAGATGGCAGTGAATCTATTCTTGTATCTACCTCTTCTGCCTCTGCCATAGCGGACGCGGTTTGGAATGCTCTTACGTCTAATCACTCGACTGTTAATTCATTTGCCGATTTAATTAAAAGAGTTGCCGGTCTTTGCCAAGAAAACTATAGAGTTATTAACCCAGTGTATGACGTTCGTGGAAATATGACATCCGGAACGATTAAAATATATCCGTCAGCAGCAGATGTATCGGCTAATACAAATGCAATTGCAACTTATGCAATAGCAGCTACTTATAATGTTCAAAACAGAACAACCGATTATCAGGTAAGCAAGGTTTAATATGCGTCCTTTTGGACAGCCGTTATTCTCAAAGGGTATTCTAGCAAAAATAAAGGCGTGGGGTCTAGCTACCAAAGGTATGCTGGATGAAATAGCCAAGAAGGGTCATAGCAGCGAAGAAGTAAAACGTTTTTCGGCTATTTATAAAATTGAAGGTAAAAAAGAAAAGATACTGCTCCTAGATATACCCATTAAAGGACTGAAGCTATTTAACTTAGCGAATAATCTTTTATTAATCGGAATAAAAGAAATTGGACTTGTTTCTAATTATATAACCGAAGGAACCAAAAGCTTTTTGGTTGAGACCTCTAATCTGATTACCGGTAGCAAAATAGTAGAACGTACTATTGATTATACATGCAGTGCTGTCAAGGAGTTTAAACTAGAATCTTCTGCTTTAGTTAGAGGTATAAAAAAATATTCGTTCAGCCACGGAAACTTTATCAAGAGTGCGCTGGTCGATTTAAAATATAATCTATTAGGTAAAAAAACGTCTGAAGTTTTAGAAATCGCAAAAATCAAAGCCTCTCGTTTTAAGCCAGTTTCATTGGTATATTCAGTATGTGGCAGACGAGATATAACCGAGATACTGGCTGCACTTAATCCAATTAGTTAAAGGTGAAATATGAACGAGAATATTACAAATCTAGACCTGGTTGACTTTCTAACGGATTATCGCTGTAACTCAGACCTTTCTTTATTAGAAGAGTCAAAAGAAAAGAACGAGCTTATAGAAATAGCGAAAGCCAAGGGCATCGATTTAAAAAATAATAGCGACCTAGCCGGATTTAAATCCGTTTATACCTTTGCTAACAAAGCCAATCGTAACGGAGCTAGGATGCCGAAAGAAAAGCTTCTCAAGGCTCTTCCCACGATTATCGGCAAGCCGGTTGACGTAGACCATGTACGTACTCACGTTGTTGGTCATTACATAGATTATCGTTACAATGCAGAAGCCGACTCTGTTACAGCATTCGGAGTGTTTTATAAGAGCAATTTTGCCGACCTATGGGACGAAGCAAAAAAACTGGTTGAAGCTAAAAAATTAACTACCAGCTATGAATGTTGGACTCCAAAAGACAAGCGGACAAAACTGGCAGACGGAACTTACAATCTTAATCAGATAGAACTTGCTGGCGGAGCACTGCTATTTAGAGAAACACCCGCGTTCTCTGACGCGAAAGTTCTAGAGGTTGCAAAGGTTAATACGGAAACAAACGAAGCTTTAGTATGTGCCAAATATACCACAGAAGATTTAATTGTAAGTGAAGTTTCTGTTCCAACAGTTGAAACTAAGGTTACGTGTTCAAATTGTAAACAGGAACTCGATTATACCAAGATTCCAGAAACCTGTATGGGAGCAGTTAAATGTCCTAATTGTCTATCTATTATTGACCAAACCGGAAAGGTTTTATTCCCTCCGCAAGTTATTGATTTTCGTATTTCCTGTCCTGAGTGCAGTTCTTCAAATTGGCTAATAAAAGAGAACAAAGAAAGCTCTTCAGTTGTTCAATGCAGAAATTGCACAAAAGATTACGAAATATCATTTAAGAAAAATGTTAAACTACTCGCAGACGACTTTGAATTTCTATATTCCGGAAATGTTGCTTGCAAGCAGTGTGGAAGTTCTATTGTGGTTTCGGGCATTTCGAGTATTAAATCACGAGAAGTCAAGTGTCATAAATGCGGACTTGAATTTTCGTTTACAATAGGGAAGGAAAAGTATCGTACAATATCAAAGATAGATAAGGTTAAAGAAATGATTAAATCTTCGGAAGAAGGAGGGAAAAACATTATGGATTTTGAACTCGAAGTTAGTAAATGCAGTCGTCGTATACGTCGCAGTCGTCCGGATGCTACTCCAGGCGCTCTCGGAGCAGTTCTTGACGAAGAGATGAATAAGTGGTGCGATGAACGTGAGATGGAACACGAATACGATGATATGGCCGAAGAAGCTAAAAAGCTTTCCTATCAAGAGAAGAAAGCATTGCCGGATAAGGATTTTGCTCTAGTGATGAGGGTAAAAAATCAGAACACCGGTAAGATTCGTAAGATTCGCAAGTATGCTATCAATGACGAAAATCACGTTCGTAATGCTTTGGCTAGACTTGGCCAGGAACCTTCTAAGAAAGGCCTTGAGGCTCTAGGTGTTAGTGTAGAGAAAGTCCGCGCTAAAGTAGCTAAGAAAGCAAAAGCGATGGGTATTGAAGTGGCCTCGACTGAACCGAAGGTTGTAGAAACAGTGCAGCCCTCCGTGGCTCCCGAAGTTCCAGTTGTAGCGGCAGAAGTTGTAGCCGTTGTCGAACCGAAGGTCGAAGAGAAACCAGTTGAAGTCGCTTCTGTTGTTGCACCCGAAGTAGTTGCTACAGTAGTTGAAGCAGCGGCTGTTGTTCCTGTGCAATCCAGAGAAGAAGTAATGCTTATAGGACTAAAAAGAATGGCAAAGAAATATGCTGAACTTTTAAAGTCTTCAAAAGAGCAGGTCGCATTTTATCAGGCAAATGCTCAGACAGTCATTACTCGTAGAGCTACACTCGGTGAACTTGCTGTGGCAATGGTTGACGCGGACCTTATGAACGACGATAAGTACGCTCGCGTTTTGGCAGAGAAAGAACTTGCGCTTGTAAAGGCAAAACTTGAAAACCAAACACCAGACCTAGTTGGTAGTAAAGTAGACGAGGCAGAACGATTTGCGCGTCTTCGCAAAGCTATTGACGACAAGGCACAGGGTAAGGTTAAAAGAGACAGATAATAATCCGACTCAACAAGATAAGAGAAGGTTTATAAAGATAATATAAATCATAAAGATAAGGTTGAAAGTTGATTTAGACGTTTTTGATGATGTAGCGTGTTGCTATGTTTGATGAAAACGTAAATAAAGAAAAGGTGAATTATGGAAACCAGAAATATACCCCTAGAAATCGCACAGTTGGTTGGTCAGCCAATCAACCTCCAGCTCCCCGTTCCTTACGAGCTGGCAGCAATCGCAGACGTTTTCACGGCAAATCCGGGCGACAAGTTCTGGCGTTGTGCCACGATGGAATCGACCGCAGATGTCATTCTAACAATTGACGCAAACGGTAAAATCACGACAGTGAAGCGCAGCCCAATCGCTGATGCTCAACTTACGTTTACCGGTCTAAATTCGAAGTTAGAGTATGTTCTCGTTGATGACGTTCTCAATTCCGTCGATGTTGATGTTCTCGCTCGTAGGAAAGAGAGTATCACACGCGGTATGGACAAGACAGAGCTGAAGATTCTACTAGACGCAATCCTTAACATGACTTCCGGCTATCTCCCAGGCGTTAATCCGTTTGAGCAGACCGTTGCCTCCACTGATGACCTATTTGATGTCATTATGGGCATGAAGCATCAGGTTGAAGATTACGGCGACCAGTTCGTTCTCCTTTGCGGTTCGACGGTAAAAGAGAAAATCGACACGTATGAGAAGGACAATGTTGCCACGTTTAATTATCGTATCGGTCTCTCCGAAAAACTTCGCGAACTCGGTATCGAAGTTGTTAAGGTGTTCGGTCAGGTCGCGTATGATAACGGTGAAAGCGGCCAGGCTCTGATGGATGCCAAGAAGATGATTCTCGTAGCGAAGAATAGCCGCATTGCCGAGGGCAAGCCGGTGAAGTTCGTTCGTCGGAAAATCTCCCCTGACATCGCGAAGCTAATGGGTTGTGAAGTTGACAGCGCTCAGAGGGCGTTGGTTGTGAACCCAACTCCAGTACCTATCGATTTCAGCGGCACGACATGGAATACACTTGCATACGGAATCTATGGTTATGAGAGCATCGTTATGACCATCACGAATCCGAAGTCAATTTGTATTGCTGACGCGACAGTTATTCTCTAAGGTATGACGTTAACAGGGGGAAGGAATGGGCCTTCCCCCTTCCACAAATTAACGATTGACACAGAATAACGAAAGATGTTATAATAGATACGAACAAAAAACTAACTTGGAAAGATAAAAATGATAAAGACCAAACAGATACTTTCGGAGTCTGACAGAGAAGAAGTTTTAAACGTACTTAACCGAATCCCAGATATTTACGGCGACTTCTATATAACTAAAAACAATCTGAGATTATTTATCAGAGAGAACTTAACAACCTTTCTAAAAGAAGTAGCTAAAGGCGATTTGATAGTATGGTCTGACGAAGGAATTGCTGTGGTGGTCGGTATCGCAGATAGAGGAAATAGAAATTATGTTAAAATTATTGCTTCTAATGGCTTTGCTGCCAATGACTTATACAAATCTATCGAAAAAGAGTACCGAGGCAAGGAACTCTGGTCTAAAATTAAACGGAATAACCCTTTTCTAAAAACCTTAGAATATAATGGGTGGACGTTTAGTCACGGTAGAGGTAAAGAAGTGTTAATGCACAAGGTTCTAAAAAGAGAGTAAACTATGCTAACGAATATTGAAACCAAAGTTCGCGCTTTAGTCCAAGACGTTCTCAAAAAAGATAGCGAATGCTTTACTTATGCCAATTCTAGCGTATTTACTCTAGCCGAGGCAAACATAGCGACCATTACTCAAGTAGTTCAACATTATGCTGTATTACCGAGCGGCGTTACCGAATATGACCGTATTTTAGGTAGCGGAGAATATTCATGGGATGCCGAGACAGGTCAATTAACCGTAACAGCCGACCTATCGTCTGGAGATATTGTTACGGTATCGTATACGTATTATAAATATTCTTTAGCTGAAATAGATTCTTATATTTCAGCGGCACTAGTTTGGATAAGCGTTTACGGAGATAGCGATGTTACGTGGGATTTAACGGATTTAGATGCCAGCGCATTCGATAGCCGTTCTGAAAACTTTGTAGCGTTGATGGCTGCTATTATCGTTAAACCAGAATACGATTCCTACAGAACGTCGTCAATGAGCGTAACATATCCTAGAACGATGGATAAAGACGAAAAACTTCAGAAAACAGTTCGCTCGTACAATATGGGATTGGGTATTTTTGATGTTATTACGTTTGACGAGCTGGACGTTTGGGAGAGTTACTTTGCATAAGCCAGAAAAAGAAGTTAACAGTAGAAATAATTTTTATACGATAATAAGAAATAGGTTAAAAAGTTGGTTCGCTAATATCGAACTTACGTTTTGGAATAAAACGTATGTTTACGTTATGGCAGATACCATCGAATCTCTACATCAGAACGCGGGAAATAAAGAGTACAAAAAAGCTATCAAGAAACTCAAGAAAGAGATTAAAGCCAGGATGGAATGCTGTGGCTGTAACGATAAGTTCAACTGCATTCTAAAAAAGCGCGGAATCATTAAGGATTAATATGGACGACCTTTTTGCTGATAAATCTCAGAAAATAAGAGTGTTTTTAGGCACTGAGGTCGAGGCAGACCCATACGATAAAGACAAGACAGTAACATATTTAAATCCTATTCCGATTAGTGCAGTAGTTAACGAACTTATTGCTTCACAGATTTCTTACAAACTACCGGGAATTGAAACATCCGGAGCAATGGAAATTATCGTTCGTAAAAAATATCGTCCGTTAATTGAACAGTCGCAGAAATTTGAGATAACGTGTGACGGAGAAGAATACGAAGGCTGGAGAGTTAACGGTAAGATGCAGATAAGACAAGACGGAGACGACTATATACGTTGTTATATCTATCGGGTGTAATATGAATTTTACTATTTCCATAGATACAGCAGCTATGTCGAGACTAGAGAACGCAATAACGCATAAAGTGCAAGTCGAACTCGGTCCAGAGCAGTTAGGTAAAATAAAAGCGGATTTAATAGCTCGTGCAAAGAAGGTTGCCGAGGAGATGAGAGATTTTATTGCCTCTCATGCGCGTAGAGACGGGCATACAGGTCAACTAGAAAAAGCAATTGCGGTCGAAGAAGTCGAATCGACTCCAACTTCGATTACGGTTGGTATACTTAACATCGATAAAGTAACAAAAGAGGCTCCATACTGGCACGTTCTGAACTATGGTTTTCGATGGGATACAAGAGAGCGCTTTATACCTCCTGCAAATCTAGGAACGTTTACTGGAGGAGAAGGTCCGCTAAAATCTAAAGCCGGTGGAACTGACCAGTGGTTTCATACTGGTGATACGAGTATGCACTTATTGGAGCCTAAAACGTTTACTCCAATAAACTATATTCAAGTCGGTGTTTCGGCTTTAGAACGAGAAGTGACAAATTTAGTAGCTAAATTTTCGAGGAAATAATGGCATATCGTACCGGTAGAAATATCATTGCTTCAGTAATAGACAACATTGAATCACTTTTACAGTCTAATGGCTGGAATGGTGTTAGCGTTGTTAAAGGTTTTGCCCAAGCTTACGAAACTGAGCTTCCAGTTATTTGTGTTCGAATAAATACGACTGAACACAATCCGATAGAGGTAGGGTCGTCTTTAACGGTTAGAGAACCTAATCTCATTCTCGATGTTTTCGCCACTAGTTTTGGACAGGCAGAAGATTTAAAGGATTTTCTTGTTGACGAACTCAAGGCCGGTATGACTTATTACACTTATACGACCGTTAATGGAACAGTAACTGGAACGTCTGCCGGTAGGTTGCGTGTATTCAGTATTAAAGATTATCCGGTTAACTTTGGCTCGGAACTAACTAAAATTGACAAATACGACCGTTATCGTTGGGTCGTTAGTATGAAAGTAAGCACAGGACAAACGGAATAGGAGGTCACAACAACATGCCGTAAGGTACGTGCAATTGACTGGGTTGTATGTTTTAAAAAATCCCAGTCGGAATACTAAGTTTCCTAGAAGGGAAACAAAAACCAAATAAGCATAACTCATTGAAGGAGAAAACTTATGATAAACTATTCTTACTATAAACCTCGCATCTTTCCAATTGGCGGAGCCGGTGTTTCTGCTGAGATTGACCGCGCCCAGTCGATTGACCCAACAGTTACAATGAACCGCGATAAAGTTAATGAAATTGGTCGCGACGGCACGGTTGGTTATGTAAAGAAAAGCCCGTCGGTAACATATGCTGTAAAGCAGTTAGAGCACGGGAATATCGAATTTTTTCAGAAACTAGCGAACGAAGAGACTCATGGTAATGCCGGTGAAGCTGCTCTAACGCTCAACGATTTCAAAACTTCGCGTTCGCATATATGCGCTTATCTAACCGACGATGATGGAACGTTCCGTGGTACGCTTCTTTATCCCGAACTTCGCGTAGACGGTTTTTCGCTTTCAATTGGCGACCCACAGGGTATGATTGAACGCAGTTATAATCTCGTTGGCGAATCGGCTATTATATGGCAGGGAAATAATAAGTATTTTATCGAAGTAATTGATACTCTTGGTTCGGCTGGCGATAATACGATTTCTCTAGCAGCTCGCGCTCCGGTTCTTGACCCAGATACTTCCGCTTACATGTTTAAGGTAGTTCGCGTTCGTGCTGGAATTGCAACTGACCTTACGCTAACGACAGACTACACGTATGATAGCGGAACCACAACTCTAACAATCGTATCGGCACAGGCCGGGGATGTTATCAAGGCTTATTATACGTCAGGAACAGCACCAGTTACGCAGTTCACGAATAACGACGTTGATGTTGCCGGTATTACTGGTGAGTGTGCTTCGATTTATATGTACGTACCAGCTTCCGGGCATCCTGCATCAACCGATTACGTTTATAGGCTTCAGAGCGTAACGCTAGATGTTAAGTTTACTCGCGAAGACCCTCGGGAAATCGGCAATAAGCAGGTTGTGGCTCGTGGTATTAAGGATAAGGTTGTTACGGTTACAACCGGTCGTAAGCTTGAGCAGTTCACAATTGAAGAAGTTCTTCGTGGTGAAGTTGCCGGGTTTGGTAAGATTGACGTTGATAAGATGAGAGACGATATTTCTATTATCGTAAAGATTTATGACGATAATACAAAAACAAGCTTCAAGTATGGTTTCTTAGCTTCGGGTCTCACGCCATCTGACCTAAAGAACGGCGCGGCTGTTCGTGAGTATACCAATGCAGACGTAACCCTAACGGGCGAGACGCTCAGTATATCTGAAGACGCAAGTGTACTTGGTATCTAATAAGTAAGGCCGGAGGGGGCCGTAAGACCCCCTCCTTCCAAATGTATGTGGGAACATCTATGCTAGATAAAAAAGAATATGACCGCCTTTGGAGAATAAATCACAAAGAAGAAATTAAAATTAGAAATCGCGATTATTATTTAACTCACTTAAAAGAGCGAAAAATTTATCTAGAGTTAAATAAAGAAAAAATTAAAAAATATACTAAAACGAGCAAATATTACTACGAACGATATAATAAAAATCTGAATTACAGACTTCGCTGTTTATTAAAAGGAAGATTATCCGACGCTTTAAAAAATAATAGGAAGGCATCAAGTATTATAAACTTGTTAGGGAGTTCAATAGCAGACTTTCGAATTTACATAGAATCTAAGTTTGATTCTACAATGTCGTGGAATAACTACGGCTACTACGGTTGGCACATCGACCATGTTATTCCATGCGCTCATTTTGATTTATCAAAGGAAGAAGACCAATATCGCTGTTTTCATTATACAAACCTGCAACCTCTGTGGGCAAAGGACAATTTAAGTAAAGGTTCTCGTGTAAGTTAATTACCCTGTAAGGAGTATGTGTGATGGAACTGTATGACCAAATTTCCTCGTTAGTAGATTCACAGGCCAAGGTACTAGTCGGCCAGCTTATGAAGCGCGTTGAAGTTCTTGAACAGGAACAGGCACTAACTCCGTCTCTGTTTAAGGCTCTAGCTCGCGAATCCGTCTATGAACACTTCCGTAATTTAAATAAGTTGATTGAACTTCAGTTTAAAATCGGTAAGGTAGTATTTACAACAAAGAAGTAAGGAGAGATAAAATGGATGAACGCAGCGAAATTAAACAAGAATTTGAAGAGAAGTTAAAAGACGAAGAAAAAATATCTGAAATTGAAGGCGTTATTCGCGATAATAAAGTATGCTTTAAAGTTAGAGAGGAAACCTATCGGTTACGCAAAGCCAGCTATGCCGAAAAACAGGAAATTGATGCTTTTCGTCGAAAACTTTATCTATCGTATTTAAAAGACGATTCGATGATTTTTAAAAAAGACCTCGTTAAAATGCTTAAAGAAAAACAGATAGACATCGATAAAAATGACTTAACTATTAAAGAACTTCAGAATTCTATTGATAATCTATTGCTTATCTTAGCTCAGACGACTATAGAAAAAGAAATTCAAGATTTAAAGTCAAAAATTCTTACTTTAAAGACCGAACAGAACAAGTTATACGCAGAAAAATCAGATGTTCTAACGTACTGCATCGAAGAACAGCTATCAACAAACGCTATGATTTATTACGCGCAACTTGTCTTGGATAAAAAAGTCGAAGAAAATTGGGTTAAGGCATTTAAAAACTACGACGAGTTTATTCAATGTGAAGATAGCCAGCTAATTGAGAAAATAACTTACTATATAACGTATTTAGTTTATTCAGATTAATATGAAAAACTATTTGCGTACGTTGGCCGCGTCTTACAGATATCAGTTTTTGTACTCTCAGATGCGAAATGGAGTACCGATAGGATTGTTTGATAATCAAGGCGATTTATCAAAAATTCAAGTTATCTTTTTACAGTGGTTGAGCTACTATTATAATCTTTATCAGTCGCTTGCGATGAATGAAGACCCGATGTTTTTAACAAAAGAAGTATTACAGGATGAATTACGAACTGACGCTTACGTGTTATGGAAATCAAAAAAGGACGATAAATCTCATGTTAAAAAAGGGAACGTTATAGATAATTCTACAGTTCCGAGCATGGTATTTATGAAAAAGCAGAAATAATGGTGAGTTATGTCTGACAAAATGGCCGTACAAGTTAAACTAGGTCTAGACTATTCAGAGTTTAAAGCCGGATTACAACGCGCTCATACTGAACTATCAAAAACCTTCAATTCTAAATCCGGTCTAACCACAACTAAGATAGATTTTGGTCAGTTTACAGATGCCGGTAAAAAATATCAGCAGTTCGGAACGATTGTAACTGATACTAATAATAAAATCGTTAGCAGTCTTAATACAGTTAAGCCGGTAGTTGGTTCAATGGCCGGTGCTTTTGCTAAAATGGACGTAGGTGGTCTAGTTGCTCGCGCCTTGGTAACAATTCCTGTTTGGTCTGCCATGCGAGCTGGTATGCAAGCTCTAACAGCTACCTTCGAGCATTCTGTTCAATTTATTGTTGAATGGGAAACAACGATGGCTCGTTTACAAGTTGTTAGTGGTGGTACAGCCGAAGAAATGCGTTCCCTATCTTCTACTATTCTATCAGTCGGAGCTGCTTATGGAATGTCATCTAAAGATATTGGCGAAGCGGCAACCATGTGGATTCAACAGGGAAAAAGCGTTGCTGAATTAGCTCCACTGCTATCTACCACTTCTCAGTTATCAATCATTACCGGTCGTTCTGTCGCAGACTCGGTTGAGGACATAACTTCATTAATGAAGAACTATGGCATTACAGCGATGGAAACAGGCCGCATAGTAGATACCTTAACGGCTATTGACATGAAACATGCCATTACGACAACAGACTTGATAGCGGCTTATAAAGAGGCTGCTCCAGTTGCTAGTTTGATGGGAGTTTCATTTGAAAAACTTGGAGGTATTATTACAGCTACAGAGGTAGCGACAAGGGCCGGTGGTTCGCGCATTGGACATGAACTAACAACGGTATTTACCCGTTTAGGTTCCATTGCAATAGCAACGATGCAAGACCTAGCTAACGTTCCAATGTATCTTGACGCGGCTGGAAATACAACAACAGAAAATACCGGTCGGTTGCGTAGTGCTGGTGACGCACTAGACGAATTGGCACTAAAATGGGATACCTTTGGTAATGCCCTTCAGAATAATATAGCTAAAGGTGTTGCCGGAGTACGTCAGGCCGGACTTTTCGTATCTTCAATGCAGAATTGGAAAGAAGGTCTAGATGCAACCCTAGAAGCTATAAAATCGTTTAATGCCGGTCAACGTGCTACCGATATTATGATGAATACGACAGCAAAAAGAGCGGAACAGGTAAAAACGTCTTGGGATTCCATGATAGGAGCTATAGTGGAGACGGAAATACCAAGAGAAGCTCTTAATTGGTTAGCGAGTACTCTCCAGAATATAGCAGACTTGATTGATAGAATCAATAGGTCAAAAATTAAACCGTCGATGGGAGATTTGTTAGAAAATGCCAATCCGGTTACATTAGTTAAAAATGTAGCTACAAAAGGTCCAGCGGCATATGCTAGATTTACAGCCGCAGGAGAAGAAATTACATCCGAAAAGTCTACCGAGAAGGAAATTAAAAATACTTCTGAAATGACTACGCAATATAAGCAACTTAACGAAGCTATTAAACAAGAAATTAATTTAAGAGCAACTTTGGAGAATTATAAGAAGAGTAACTCAGATGGAAAACTGAACAAGTCTATTGAAGATACAGAAAAATTAATCGAAGAATATCAAAAAGTTATTAACGAAGGTTTCAGTTCGCAAGAGCTAAGACTAGCTGGTAGCGATACTCGTGTTGAAACGTTAAAAAATCTAAAGAAGCACACTGATGAAATCGTTCTTGCTAATATGGCATGGATTCAGCAGCAATCCGAAATACTTGAGTTAACTAAAAAAATTCACAAAGCCTCTACGGAAGAAGAAAAAGCCACTCTAAACGAGCAGTTGGCTAAAACTTCGTCGCCCGAGCATTTTGCTAAAATAACGCGAGACATAGCCAGAGAAACAATTAAAGTAGATGAAGAAAAAAGATATGATACAACTAAATCAGAATACGAAGAGCGAGTTTCCGCAGCAGCAGAAAAGACGGTCAATTTCAGACTAACTGAAAAACAGGTTTTGCTTCAGAATCTAAGCATTTTAAAGGAAATGTCAGCGGTTCAGGGAAAAGCTGGTTTATCCGATGATTTTGTTAAAAAAGAAGAGGCTAAAATCCAAAAAGGTTTAACCAGAATAGCGCAACAAGAAGAGGACAATCAGTTAAAACGCGACTTAAATCTCTTAGAAGCTCAAGGTAAAGCGAATGGGCTTGACGAAGTTGCTATCGAGCAACAGAAAAACGACTTAATTAGACAACGCACGACAGATACTGAAAAATTAAAAGACTCCGAGAACTCTTTAGCGGTTGCTAAATTAGATGCTCTAACAAAAGAGCACGAGAAAATTAAACAGAACATTGAGAAAAATAAAGAAAAAGTTACCTCTGAAACAGAAAAACTGAATAAAACCGCCGAAAAGTACCAAGACGTTCTTCGAAAAATATCCAAATCAAATGCCGAGCATGTAGAAAAAAGAGCCGATATTAAATCCGCCTCAGAAAAATCAATAGCTCAAATAGAAGAAGACTATAGCAATAGGAATAGAAAATACAGCCCGTCTCAGTTAAGAGACAGGGCTATTCAGAGCGTTAGAGATAGAGAAAGAGAACAATTAAAGTCGGAAGATAAGCGTTATAATAAAGAACAGGCCGATTTACAAAGACAGTTTGTATTGGCAGATAGAGATTTTGATGTTCAAAAAGCTCAATTAGATAATTTGAAGTTAATAGCCAGTAAACTAGGTGCTAATCCTATTTCTGCTCCTAACACTGAAGCTCCTACATCAAATAATCCTAATTCGCGTTCTGAAAGTTCAACCAAAAATACGAACGTCAATACTGCTTTAAATACTTCTGTAACGGTTAATATTACAAAAGAGTCGGCCCCTTCCGACGTAGCCGAAACAGTGTCTAAAGCAGTAAAAGATAGTTTGATGGCAGATGAGAAGTTTAGAAGTGCATTTATATCTGGAGCCGAAATTAAATAAAGGAATACTCTATGTCGGACTATACAGTAGTTTATACATTTAATTCAGGAAGCGGAGAATATACGTTTCCATTAGCTCAAAAAATTTCAGACCCAGAGCCAACTGCGAAAGCTACTATTATCGAAGGAATTCGTGGAGACGGTTCGGTTTATATTCCAGGCGGCAAAAAAAGCCATACTATCACTTTAACTGGTCTACTATTTGATAATGACGGATTTAAGGATATTACTACTCTTATGGATAATATGAGAACCGCCGTTAATACAAACAGCGCTACTCTAACATGCAAATACTGGGACCCGGAGGCTTCCGGCGGAGGTGCTTGGGTAACTGTATGGGCGTATACCGTTCGACGTACTTCCGAAATTGACTTTGGAGATAGTCAGAGAACGGCTATACAACCTTACACAGTATCGTTTTTAGTATTAAGTTATTGACACCAATCGTAAATTTTGTTATAATAGATATGTACATTTATATTTTCTAGGAAAGGAGAAATTATATGGCAACTAATTTAACAGTAAGAGTTAACTATGTAGATGCAGCCGTTAACTATCAAACTACTCCGGCAGATTATATCGCAATGGATTTAATCAACGACTATCTGATATGGACGACAGGAGATGCTACAGTAAAGGATTTGATGCTGGCAGCTCCAACTAGCGGGCAGTTAACATCTGCGGCTACGGTCATTGACCCCGATGTTGCTAAGACGGTTCCCCTCTGTTTACTCTACGACCATTCTCACGATGTTGGCGGAGCTTACTACACTCATAAGGTTATCGGTATGAGCGAAAATAAGAGATACGTATTTGCTGCTTCGTTTGATGGAGCTACAGCTTCTGAGCCTCAACTAGAAGCGTGGGATACGTCTGCTCACACAACAACGGCTAATAAATGTCTAGGAGATGGAACTCCAGCGAACTCGATGGTTAAGGCGGTATGTACTACATCGTCTCTACCGGGAGCATCTTGGACAGGAACAGCTATTGCAGGTAGTGGAGCAGGTAGATTCATTCAGTTAAATGATGGCAACGGGGCATTAGCAGCTCTAGCGTCTGGTATTACTAGTCAAGAGTTGTATTTTAACGCCAAGATTGTTATTCCAGCGGCGTATGCTTCTGCCGTGGCTGAAACGTTCGTTCTTTCGATACGTTATACGTATTCGTAAGTGTTGTTAGGAATTCGATAAAAAAATATACGAGTTTCTAACGCCAAAATGTAAGGAGTTAAAATGAGTCCTTTATTTATTGTTGGATTCAAGGACGGGTCGATTTTTGAAGGTGGCGTAGATTATACCGAAACAAAGTGGTTGCAGATTCCACACAAAGAAATTGCTGCGATTTCATATAGACTTCCAGATGGCAACTATTTAGTTGTTAGCGGTGCCGAAGAATACTTTCATATGGTAGAAGTTGTTCAGGATATTTACGGAGGCCAGCCGGGAGTTCCGAAACTTGAATATGCTTATCTAATGACGAAGAAAAACGGTATAGTAACAAGTTATCGTATGACTTTAATGAATATGGATACATTTCGTATGGGGGATATTACCCGTCGAGAATTTTCAGTAGATGACCCTAAGATAAAAGGACTTAACCCTAATTCTTGGGTAGGAAAATAATATGTCTTTTAATTACTATACAGCACAGTCAGCCACTAATCATGCCAACGTACCTTGTTCGGTATGCGAGGATTCTAGTGGAAATCTGCATGCTTTATGGTTTAATAGTCCTTCGAATTGCATTGCTTATTACGCGAAATCAACAGATGGAGGACAAACTTGGACAGACGGAGAAGGGGGCGGTTCTGGTACAGATTATGCGGTTAAGACAATATCATCTAATAATTTATACTATCCCAAAATCGTTGTTGATTCTCTAGGTTATATTCACTGTTGGTATTATGACGGTAATACAGGTAAAACCTGTTATAGAAGAAGAACGTCTTCTTGGCAGAGTGAAAATGCCACGTTTTCTTCTTTTACTTTTGACTTAACTCCACTGTTAGTTGGAGGAGCATGTGTCGATGGCAGTGACAGAATCAGCGTTTTTTATCTTCAGTCGGGAAATACAAAACAACTCTGTTCAAGAGATAACGGCGCTACGTGGGATGCGGCCATTACGGTTGGAGGCAGTACGAGTCAGATTAGAGCGGTCACTGCCAGAGGAAGTTATACCTACGTTTTAATAAGCAATACTTCTTCCGACCCCTTGGTTTATCGTGGTAGTTATAGTGGTTCTTGGTCTTGGTCGAGTTTAGGAGCCGCTGAAGCAACAACCTTTAATGGAAGAGGACTATGTTTAATCGACTCTAGCGATAATATCTATATATTTTACGAACCTACTTCTGGAGGCACTCTACGATATTGTAAATACAGTGGAAGTTGGGGTTCTCCTAAAGAAGTTCTTGCTTCTATTGCTAATACTACTTATCTAGGCGGTACAATAAACAGCGATAATAGAATATTTCTTTCTTATACCGATGGTTCCGCTACCCACAATCTCTATCTCAATGAGTTTGATACAACTACAGAGGCGTTTCTTGGCACCACTGAAATTGGCAATACTGCTAAAGACAATATCGGTCCTGACATGCCTCAGTATGTTAACAATAATACTGCAATCTATGTTTTCTATCATCAAAATACTGAACAATACATGGAGTGTACCGTTGAAACGTTGGCAACCACGGTCATTTCAGATATAAATAATGATTTTCGAGCATCCGTTCTTTGGTATCTTTATTATATTAATAATGATGTTCGCATCGCTTCCGGAACGGTTTATTCCAACATTAACAATGATATTAGGTTTGGAGGGGTTAATTTTTCGGATGTAGCAAATGATATTCGTTTTGTAACTATAAACTATATAGTTGCCAACGTCAATAACGATATTCGTATTCGTCCTTATTATTATGGTAATATAGCCAACAAGTTTGAAACTCTTGCTGCTTTATATCAAAATGTATCCAACAATCTGAAAATAAGAGCGCAAGGACTATCAAATGTCAATAACGATTTACGCCTATTGTTTTCGTGGCAGAAAGCACCTGGTGGAACGTTAGAGTCTCTCGGAAAGGGTTATGTAACCGTTTCTATTGACAGTGTAGACCAACCGCTCGTGAATGTAGATAGCATTAAGATAAATGAACAGTGCAGCGAATCAGTTAAAGCATCTTTCTTAATAGCGGTTCCGTATGACACAACTCCTCCGGTTATCGGTAAAGAAGTTATAATAAAATATTCTACGTATACTATTTTCAAAGGATACGTCAGCGGTACTTCTTATGATAGTAAAAATGAAGGAATAATGGTCGAATGCCAAGACCTTTTCTGGTTGAACAATCAAAGCACCGTTGGTGCGTTTGGTGTAGGACATGAACCGGTAGATAATAAAGTATATGTCGGACCAAATCAAACTCCGCCTAATGGTACTTACATTAGTTCTACAGTTAATTCGGAAGGTATTCCGTTTGACATATATCAGATAATGAAATACTACCCTACTATTGCCGAAGCTATGGCGCTGGTTGGAGGTCCTTTGGTCGGTAACTTTGTTCCCGATAATATTAGTATAGGAGAAGTCGGTAAATCGGATGCCATTGTTACATTACTCCAAGAAGCCGGTAATTACGGAGTTTTCTATAAAAACGGTCTTCAATACCTACATATAAATGGAACTGGAAACAATCTGGACATTCCGATTCAGACATTAGGCAATAATTTTAATCTTCATCAAGTGATTAGTTACTCAATCGGAACTTCAAAAGATAAGATAGTTAATACCGCAAAGGTATATTTAGGCAGTACACCATCTGATATTCCTGCAATTAACAATCACATTAAATTACAGTAGGTCAATATGCAACCAGTTTATTTTATTACCGTAGGCCCGATAGGTATTGAGTCTGGGTTAACAGAAACCATATCAATGCCTAATACCCAAACTGAAGTAGAGTATTTATGGAAAACTCGAAATGGGTCTATATATCTTTATGCAGTAGGGAGTAGTGGTGGCAGCGGAGCATCGATTGTTACGACCGAAGTACGTAAAAAAATAGTGGTGATAGATGACAGTGATTTCGCTCGTGACTTAGTAACAATGAGACTTAGTAGAACCTGTGACTTAATTTATAAAGGAAGTGTTATCATCACTATAGATGCAGCGTGTTTCTATAACGTGGACCTAAATAAGAAAATATTCGGTCTTAATATCGTAGGTATCGAGTATGACTTTGCTTCATGGACTTGTACCCTAACGGTTCAAACAGAACGCGCTTACGCTCGCTCGGTATCTATAAAAGAACGTCCACCTACACAACAAATATTTGCCGATGGTATATCATATAACGGTATACTTGGAGCACCTATAGAATGGGCATAATATGACACTCACTCAGATGTTGCGAAGTATTTTAGCTCGTATTAAGAAACTAGAAGACAAAAAAGACTCTAATTACGCCGTCTATTCGGAGTAATATGCCAAAGTGTCCTAATTGTACCTCTGAACTTGGTCTTTTTACTGACGACCCGATTATTCCAGGCATTACTAGAATACGCGCCGTACATATTCTTGAATTACAGGCTCGCTGTCACCAAGCCGAAATTGACGGCGGTATTACTCCGCTATCAGTTTTTTCTGAAATATCCGCAAACGTTTCTAAAGTACGCAATAATCACATTCAAGAGATTAGAAGTTCCATCGAAAAAATAATGGACAACGACCTAACTACCTATTTTAATTATGACTACGATGGAAATTTTTTAGGAACAGATAGAACTGATTGGATTGACAAAGATTTGGTGGCATATGTAAACAAAATACGATATTTGCACATAGAAGACCTGCGACACCCGCTCTTAACAACTTGGAAAGAAACTTGGAATTTTAGTAGTAGTCTTTCGAATGGTCTTTCAATGTCATCTGCTTTAAATAACAATATTCAGCAGAGCGATATATTTAAAACTTCTTTAGATAGCGCAAGTAGTTATCAAACATCGACGAACTATCTTTCCCCAGATAAGAATCGAATTTCTTTAGGAACTTTAGCTAACGTTAGCTGCTCTTACGCTTCTGGTTGGTATTATATCGATGGAACTACTCTCATACAAGGGTCATATGGAACCACGTATCGTCCAAACGGAATAGCGACTGGAGTTCATACAATAAATGACGGAACTTTAAGTTGGAATATACTCAGTTCTGGTGTTAATGTAGTAACGGGTCCAACTCGTATTTTGGGTGCTGGTACTCCAGAAAGCCCTTATGTGCCTCATTTTTATGGTTATTCAACTGCTAACGTGTCTATCTTTCAGAACGTAACCATTACACTGCCTTATGATAAAGATAATAATCCTAAGTGGTATATATTAACCACTGGTAGCAAGTTAATTTATACCGGAGCGGCTATTACTTTATATATTATAGAAAAATTAGAAGCCGGACTAGGCGAAGATTATAGTCAGACGTTTAGTACAGGCGGAACATATGCTTTAGCAGATAGACTAGATTTTAGTAACGGTAGAAGATATTATTTCTACGGTGTTTCTTTGCCTATTGGAACCTCTGCTTCTTATTCAACATATTATCCAAATGGAATTGATAATCCTCCAGTAACTGTTCCTGAAGTTGTAACTGTAAATTCTGGCGTAATCTCGGCTACTTACGGCACTATACGAGTGTCCGCGTTAATTCCAAGTGTTAATCCGAGTATTTAATATGATTAAACATGCTGTAGACGATTTTCGTAAATCGAACGGTTCGTTTCAAGTTATCTGGGAAAACTGGATAACTGAACGATGTGCCGGTCATTCAAAGGCTATGGCATTTAATCACGGTATATATCATGCCGACTCGATGTGGCTGAATGGACTAAATGAAGCGGTCTGCTGTTCTCATATTTGGCTAGGCAAAGAGGATATGATTCGATATATGGTATTTGAGCTATTAGGAAAGAGTAACGGACATCGTACTATACTGTTGAACTCATGTAGAATGGGCGGACAAGACTATATCGCCGACGGAATGATTTATCTGACGATTAGAGGGATTTAAGTTTGTCTAGTATTGCTTTACGCTCTTCTTGCTGGTCTATTTTATAATCCAACCGTTTAAAAAACTCGTCATAACTTATTTTCGGTATAATATCTTCTGGTATTTTTGATATGGGGCTTACGTTATATATTTTGACGTTTTTAACCGTTAAATAAGGTTCGTAATCTTTTCTGACCCTACCGCTGTCGTTGTAATAAGAAACCTTCCCTATTCCCCGATGCAGTATTTCTCCCTGATAAAAATGAGTTATTGGATTTCCTTTTTCGTCTTTTTCGGCTCCTTTAGTAAACGAAGCATTACCAGCGTCCGCTTTTCGTACTTCACCGTAGTCCATTCCGAGTAAAAATATATCGCCCTCTCCTAGTAAATAGATACCCATTGTTAGTGCAAATAATCCGCATAGAGAGGACTTATATACCCCCGTCTTTAATGTGGGGTCAAACTGAGCCGTTTGTTTAAACATATGTAGATTGTTAGGCTTGTCTTTTAGTATATCTCTATGAAAGTTGCCGATTATTAAAGGTAGATGGCTCATTCTCATACGTTCGTCTATCCAGAACTTATAATCCACAAAGAACTGTACGGTAGGTACGAAATATTTGTAACTATAATTGCAGCCAAATGTATATTTGTCTTTAAGAAAATCCCATAATCCAAGCGCCAGACCCTCTTTTATGCTGGAACCTCCTCCGATGATGGTTAACTGCCTCATATTACCCCTAATTTCTTACGTAGATAGGCCGTCCTGGCGTTATTTACTAGGATATGGGTTGATACCCTTCCAAGTCTTCGGATATGGCGTTTTAGGGTATATTACCCATCCAGAAATACCCATTTTCTCGCGTACGATTGATAGATATTTGCCCAAACGCGCCCTATAAACACGATAGTCTTCTGGCTGACAGGCAACGTGAAATGTCTGTATTTTATTTGTCCACAAACACTTATAACCACTTGTCTTCAAATTCCAGAAGAAAACTTCGTGTTCGGCAATTTTTAGGTCATTATCCCAAGGACGCTGGATTAGTACATCTGTTTTACCCAAAAACGTATTATTACATAAATCTACGACTAAATACTCAACTCCTTCGTATGTAAATACTTCTGTAGAATATTCAAGCACAAAACCTTGCTTGGTTAGCTGCATTTTATATTCCCAGGGGCATTTACGACCTGATTCGTCAAAAGATACCAAAGCTAGAGTTGGTTGGCTTTCCAGTAGCCTATACAAACCAGACAGGTCTTCTTTACGTTTAAATCTAATCGAATCGGCCATCATCAGGCAATATGGTATCTGCTTTTCCGATGCTTTGGATACTAAGAAATTACGAGCATAAGATAGGCCGCAGTCGAATGGTAATTCGTAGTAATAAAGGTCCTTTATGACTTTTTCGTAATTTTTCTTCTTTTGTTCTGCAAATTTACCTTGGTCGCCAACTAAAATAATCGAATTATCAGGCCGATACTTATCCAGATTCTGTAGAGTTTCGAACAAAAGTTCGTCGCGAAGAAACGTGGTTATAATCAAGGCTACTTGGCACATAGATTATATCCTTTAATTATCTTACTAAAAAATCTTGTCCAGTATTTTCTTTCAAAATTAACTCTAGCGTGGCATTTTTGACATAAAGTTATTAAGTTATTTTCCTTGCAATCTAATTTATTATAGTCTATATGATGAACGGAAAGATTGCGGTAATATAGTCTTCGATGTTGATGTTCGGATAAACCACATAACTTACAAACAAATCCATCTCGTTGTCGAATTTGATATTTTAATTTATCTGTAAACTCAAAGGCGTATGGCATTTTACTTAAACCGCCTTTCCACATCGGGTTCAAACATCCGTATTTACCAAACATCGGATTGTTTTGCCCTCTAAAAAATATACTTCTTTCTCTTGATAATTTTTTCTTTACTTCTGGAGAAATCTTTAACTTTAAACCTAGATGATTTTTCCTTAATAGACGTTTTGTTTTGACAGTATGTTTTTTCCCTTTAAATGAAGAAGGATAGTCTAATCGATGACATGGAATTTTATATTTTTTAAGTTTATTTATAATCGTTGAACTTGAGCATCCCAAAAGTTTTGCTATCTTTATTGTAGATAGGTGATTTTGAATATAAAGCTCATTCAGTTCTGTTTTAGAAATTGAGAAACGTTCCGGACATTTTTTTAGTTTGTTTGCTTGAGATAAATTTCTTCGAGAAATATTGTATCTTATCATATGACTTCTAACAGTGACAGCGCTAACTTTAAAATAAAAAGCTATGTCTCTTATGGACATTAGTTTTTTAAAATATAGAAAAATAATTTTATTTTTATTTAGATTAATCTGTAGTGCCATATTAATATTACGATAAGTGCGACTTGAGGCATTCGAGGTCTCGCGGTTGATTGAACATATAGTCGAGTATTGACATGTTAGGAATAAAGTCATCTGAAAGCTGAACATAACTTGATGTGGGGGCGGGCGGATAACTGAAAATAACGGGAATATCGTGGTCTTCAAATAATTTCATATCCAAATATTCTCGTCCGCTCGGACCTGATAAATAAACTTGCTCTACTTCATTATCTCCGAAAGCGTCTACTATCTGATAAAGTAGTTCTGACCCGGTTTTATTGTCTGGTAACTTCATAGCCGACTGTACAACAATATTACGATGTAAACCAAACCAGTCTATTACAAGGTCTAGAAGATTACAATTTAAATGTAATAGTAGTTCGAATTTATGATTGATTATTTTTTCAAGACGCGGATATAGAATATTGAACGACAAACTTTTCGAATAAGCGTGACGCAGTGTTTCCAAATACTTGCGCTGCCAGTTTTCTTTGTAGCATATTTTAATATCTGTCATAGATGTCTCAGAAGGTGCGTTATAAACGGGAACAGTTAACCAGTGTTCCTTTCCGTTTAACACAATACGATTTCTATTACAATAATAGTTCTTCTGATACTGTGCTTTGTCAAGCAAAACAAATACGTCCGACGATATATACTTTTTCCAAAATCCTAGATAACTAAGATGCTCGCTTTGATGAATAGATATTATCATAGTACCTCATATGTCATTTTAATAGGCTCAAAGCATTCGCAGAAATCTTTTTGTGCTTCTATTCCTCTCATTTTATTAACTGAAAAAACGAGTTGACTCCAATAACTATGTTTATCGACCTGAGAACGGTGGCATTTAATAGATTGTAGCTTTTTAGTAAAATGCTGTGATATATCTGTATATATAATGGGTCGAAATGGAATACTGGATAATTTGGATGGATAAATAGGCTCGAACATCCATATATTATTATATTTTCGAGAGGCTGACAAAACACATTTAGCGGTATTCAGATGGTCTTGATGAGAATCGCAGTTATGATGATGCGTGATTATTAAATCCGGGCATATATTATCAATAATCGCGTTTAAACGTTCTACTGTTTCCGCATCATGTTTTACATGTTTAGTTTGAATGTTTAAATTATATACGCGCTCATCATTCACGCCAAGAACCCGTAACGCTTCCAACGACTCTACTCTGGCGTCAGCTAAAGTTCGCTCAATTTTTCCATCGTAATTGGTAAAGTCAGAAGCCGTCATTAAAATACAGTAAACGTTATGCCCTTTTGCCGTTAGATTAGAGACAAATCCTCCGGCACTAAGTTCGATATCATCCGCGTGAGCGCCTACCAGTGCAACATCAGTCATTAATTTTCTCCCACTTCATACCGAAAAGTTTATGCAAATAATGAACAACCGGAAATGGAACGTTATAATTTCTCCCTAGCAGTTGATTACCTTGCTTTACTTTTTCCGGATACCACATATCGATTTCAAACGTGACTCCGTCTTTAATATATTTATCGTCCATCTCTGTAAACCCTGATTCTAAAAGTTCACGTTTTATAATCGATTTATTAGCGCGAGTTGCTATCTGAATAGGAGATTTTAGTTGAATATGATTCATATACCTTCTACAAGTGTCTTTCACAAAACAGTACTCTTTAGTAACTTTTTCAATCGCGGCTGCAAATTGACATATTACTTTATTTATATCGTTGATAGGCTCTTTCGGCAAAACTATAATTGGCTTGCTTTCGATTTTTTCTATAATTTCAGGTTCGTTTATGTTTGTTGGTATTTTCCATAGCGTACCGTTGTGATAGTTACGCCCGTCTAAATAGTCAACACCCCATTTATGAATATAGTAAGGCCAAAATCTATTATTGCGCTTACGGTAAGAATTATATTCCGGAGCTGATATCGATATATTTTGATTTGCGCTTGTATGATTCGAACATATTACTTTATACGGACTTTTATATTTAATCTGTAAAAACGTGTCTAAATGTTCGGCTAACTTCAAGTTATTATCCCATCGTATATAGTTAAATAAATCGCTTTTAGCAAGACAGAAATTCATAGTCATATCGCATCGTATTCCATGACCAAAGTAGTCATCTTCTTTTTCGTGCGCGTCCGTGTATATTACTCGGCGGTCTTTTATTTCCAAATTTACTTCATAGTTATTAGTCAGGTTTCCATACTTCTCTAAAAATCCAACAACTCCAAGTTTTTCGTCTTGTTCTAGTAAATCTATGAGCGATTTAATGTCCGTTTGATTGGTAAAAAGATTATCACAATCGCACCATATAATAAAAGGCTCGGACGTACGTTCAAGTAATTTATTATGAGCACGAGAGTAGCCAGCGTCAAATCCAACTCCTATCACTTCGTGACCTGCTTTAATTAGTCGCTGATATAGTTTGGCCGTATTAATATCAAAAACTCCCTGTTCTGCTATATATATTTTAACGCCCGGCTCGTATATAAAAATGCTTCGAAGAAGATTTAATAACAATTTATCGCGTAAAAAATTATCTACCAAGACTGCAACGCGATGATGTTTGCTGGGAGGAATAATATGAACCTTATTAAGTTCTTCTTCCGTAAACGGAAGTAGCGACTCAGTTATTATAGGAAGATTTTCAAATATCATTCTCGTACCTTTATAATATCACTTTCGTTAGCTATGTTCCATTTTTGCATAAACAGTTTCATACCGATGTTTCCGTTAATTGTTCTTCTAAATTTCATATATTCCGGAGAGTTATCTTTCTGTTGATGGTTTATTTCAACGGAATCTGTAAAGGTTACTAGCCATTTATTTATATTTTTAATTTGTAAATAGAAGTCGGTATGTTCCGTTAATTTAAGAGTATTATCCCACATTACATCGTTAAAAAGTTCTCGACGAAACATAGTAAAGTTTAAAATGATATCCCAGTAATAAAACGCTATCTTTTTTTGGATTGATGTTTCGTAACTATAAAAAAGTTTTTTAGGTTGGTTATAAAAGTAAAAAAGTTTTTTATCTTTTAGTATAAGTTTGTAGTTGTATGGTTGGTGATTTTTAAGAACCCCGCCTACCGCTCCAATTTCGGCTTCTGTATTTAAAACGTTTATAAAGTTTTGAATTTTAGTTGTATCGGTAACTTGAAAGTCATCATCTACTAAAAGAATATAAGGTTCGTTGGTCTGTTTAACAAGATAATTTCTGGCGTACGATAGCCCGCAGTTAAAAGGAAGATAAAATACTTTATGACCTAATTGCTGTAAGTATTGGTAATACTTCTCTTTTTCATTCGTATAAATACCCTGGTCAGCAATGTATATTCTAACCCAGTCGTTAGAGTAGGTATTTAATATAGAATCAATCAGCACTTTCGCATTTTTATCTCTTAAAAATGTAGGAATAATAACAGCTATTTTTCTCCAATCTCGGTCAATATTAGAAGTTCGTTCGCTTACCCACTGTTGGTCAGGATTTCTCCAACTACCGTAATGAGCTGTTAAAATCTCGTCCGCAGAAGCAGGTATGTTAAAATAATGATTTGGAAAGGAAGTGATTGTAAAATTTTCAAATAACTCTTTTGGCCATCGTTCTCTCCATTCGATATCCCAAACGCCTGTAAATTTATTGGGCTTATAAGAATAAGAGTAAACATTTTTTTCGTCTCTATCGTGAAAAAATAAGTCGAGTTTAAACTCAGAACGACTGCCGTATTTCAGAATAACGGCACATTCTCTTCTCCAAATAGAAAAAAATCTCCACTTATTTGATTCGGATACTATCTTTCTGACCTTCCAATAATCTTCTGCCCAAATACCTATATCGATATCGTCGTCCCAAGGAATAAAATCTCCATGTCGTAAGGCTCCAATCAACGTTCCAAAAGAAAGCCAGTAGTGAACTCCATGTTCATCTAAGAAATCAATAAACTCATAAAAATACTGTCTAAAATGGTCTGAAATTTTCACTGCTTTTTTACCTGTTGTTCTATTATTGCATAAGCATTTTGAATAATACGACGCTTGATTTCACTACTAGATAGATGTTTTGTATACGGCAAAAAGACTACTTTTCCACGTTCGCGCAACCAATTCAAACCGTCGTTATCGTTTCTAGATTCCCAGTCATTGCCTACCGTAAACAAATCGCATTTCAATTCTAAAAATTGCTGTACATCTATTAATGTCTTTTGACAAACAACTTCGTCTACATAATCGCAGTGTTTTACAATTTCTAAACGTTCGTTATATGGAATAATAGGTTTAAGTCCTTTGGCTCCTTCTATCAGTTCGTCCGTAGAAACTCCGACTATTAAATAGTCTCCCAGTTCTTTTGAACGTCGAAGCAGTTCAATATGCCCGAAGTGAAAAATATCCCACGAACCAGCAGTAAATACTCTAGTCATACAAAAGAACCCCTACTCGAAAGAATGTACCGTACTCCCACACCGGGAAACGTAACTGAATGCCGGTTATTTCTTTAAAAAAGTTAACAACATTTATACCGGTAGCTTCTATAGGAATAATCATTTTATCAGGTTTAGAGCAAAGATATGTACAGTGAGAGCACTCTTTGCATGAGCCAGCTCCGTATATCAGAGAGTTTGAAAAACTTTTCTTAAGTTCGCGGAGTTTGTCAGCCAGTTCAATGCTAGATTTACGTCCGAGTTCCTGCCAATTAGACTTCCAGGTTTTCTTATCTACCGCGTACTGCTGATAAATAAGAATACCCTTGGACGCTAGTTGAAATAGTTCTCGATATTCGTCGATGTTAGGTAATGCAGGTGGACAACAAGGAACATTTCCAAAACGTTTGCACGACCGACACGCTAGACGAGTATTAGAGCTGAAATGTCTTTGTAATATTTCAGGGTTAAATGGAATAATGGTCATATTAATATTATATCATAAATAGAGGTTGGAGTCAAGTAAGTTCATATCCTCCTGTCACGTTAATAATCTGCCCTGTAACATACGAGTTGTCAACCAGTTGCATTGCCATTGAAGCAATTTCACTTGACTGAGCAAATCTCGAAAGAGGAATTTGATTATTAATGCGTTCTAATTGTGCATCGGACTTACCGGAATGCCACTCGGATTGTGTAAAACCAGGTGCTATGGCATTTACCGTAATTGCCTTATTTTTTAAGGCGAATTCAACAGCTAATCGCTTCACAGCAGCATTTATACCGGCTTTCGATACAGCGTAGGATAACGAAGTACCTCTTGGGCATTCTGCCAACACTGATGATATAAAGATTACTCTGGAATTATTTGTCAGTTTAGATTCTACACGTTGAAGAAAGAATAGCGGAGCTGTTAAGTTTGTATCTATAACTTTATTCCACTTGTCAATGTCCATGTTGCTAAACGGAGTTCGGTCTGTAATACCTACGTTTAAAACGAGGCAGTCTATTTTATCAAGTCCAATAGATAAGTCAGCAAATTTACTCGTATCTAACTGTACAATATCATACTGACCCTGATATCCTTCAGTTAAGTATGTGTTCAGGTCTATAGCTTTATTAACATCGTGCGCGTAATTAAAACGCACGAAATATCCGCGATGGAGAAGGGCAAGACCAATTTCTCGACCGATACCAGAAGTCGAGCCAGTGACTATAGCGGTTTTCAATATCCACCTTCCTGCCGTTCAAAGTTTATCTTGTTTTTCTTGCAATACTCTTCGTATAAATCAGAAGCATCTAGGTCCGCGAATTGTGCTGCGCTCACCAGAAAATGTAAAATATCAACAATCTCTTTTCGTGCTTCTATCTTATCATACACGCAGCCTTTCTTCCACCATTTCCATCTGGTACAGTCTTTTAGTTCCGCGCATTCTTGCATTAAAGCGGTTGCCATCTGAGAAAGCCATAGTTCTTTTTGGTCCGGGTGCATGAAGTCGATATCGACACCAATAGACTTATTAAATTCTTTTTGAAGTTCAAATATACGAATGAGTTTATCCACGCTTATCCTTTTTTAATGAGGAGGAATAGGACCGGTTATTTTAGTTTCAGTTCCTTTAAACTCAATAAACTCTTCTGGGTCGTACTTAATTTCAAATGGAGACGATAATGACCATCTTGACTGACAGATAGTACAAAACACTTCTAGTATACCGTTATTGGAACATACGCAAAGCGTTCCGTGGTCTGTTTTATGTAAAAGTTGAAATGATTGATTTGTCATAGGTTAATGTTGAACCCTTTTATATCCTTTTCTGCTTCAAGGCACTCTTTACAACGAAGTTTATAACTATTTTTGCTCCACTCTACCTTTGAGTTTGGAAAAGCGCAGCAACCAAGACAATTAAAGTAACAGTTCATCCCGCAGCAATTTATATCGTCGTCTCGCACTTCAATAGTAACTTCGATTATCTTTTTCATACTACCTCTATTTTATTATCCGCGCTTTCGATTATTTCTGCACGATGGCTGACCATTATTATCTGTCGATTGAGTTTCTGAGCTAGACTTTTTAAGAAATTAGAAGCTTTGCCAACAAAAGAAGTCGATATATGTTTAAACGATTCGTCTAAAAGCAGCGGCCCTTCTATTTTTGGAGACGACAGTTCTAATAAAGCTACCCGCAAAGCTAATGAAACTCCGTCTAAGACACCTCCTCCAGAAGTCTCTAATGGATTGAGCGCTTTCTGACATTGAGGAGTTTTAATATTGAAATCGAGTTCCTGGTAATTACCGCGACGACCTATTTCGATTGCAAAGTCATAGTCCTGCCCGTATATACTCTTTAACGCATATGAAACTATAGTCTCAAACCCTTTCTTAACATTGTCACAGGCAGATTTTTGAAGCATCGTAACGAATTCTACAGACTTCGCATATATTTCTTTATTATGCTGTAGATTCTCCAACCGTTGTTTATTTTGCAACTGTTGTGTTTGCAAGACCTCTAATTTACCAGATAATTTAGCATTATTATCTTTTAGAGTGTCAAGTGATAATTTAATTTTCTTTATTTCCATTAAATTCATAACTAGGACACCTTACTACTACAACGTGGGATAGTTCCTTGCACGACTTCTTACACGACAAACACATCTTGTTGATACCGGACACTTGTTCTTCCGTTGAGGTTCCTATTAAGGTCTTTGGTTTGTTTTTACTGCCCTTGGGTCTGCCCATTTTCGGCCTCCGTTATTAGTTTTTGCATTGTTTCTATTCCTTCTTGAATTGCCATTTCCATATCTATCAAGCGAGACTCTATATCTTCCCCATCTTCAATACCTAGTTTCTTCAACTCTTCTTTCAGCGCTTCTTTCTGTGCTGTTAACTGAGTTCTCTGTCCGTCTATGGAGGCGGCTTCTTTCTTCAGTTTTTCCAACTGAGTTTCAATACGTTTCAATTCTTCGGTGTAGTTCATTTTCGTACCTGCCTATCCTGGTTATTATTTCATCGATAACTTCTTGGTTTACGCCCGCTCCAGGCGCATTAAGTTGCACCAAATCTCTGAACTTTAGCCCCCTAACCTCCGTGGTAGATAGATTATTTATGAAGTTGTCTAGGTTGGAATCAAATGCTTTAGAAAGTTCTAACTTCTTTAAATCGAAAACTTCTTCTCCGGGTTTACATTTCAACTCTATTTTTTCATAAGTTACCTTAGTATCACATGTTACCAATAAAACACTCGGACGAATGCTCATTTCCGTTATTTCAGTACGACCTATACAACCGACGTTGATGATGTTATTTACAACGAATGGCTGGTGGTAGTGTCCAGTTAAAAGCAAATCATAATCATGCTGTAGAGTCTTAGCATTACAATGCAAAACGTCCGGTCTGAACTTATCAGGAGTTACAAGAGCGTGTACAATACCGATTTTGGGTTTGCTCGGTTCTAATCCCTCGCTACGCTCACGTAGTAGGGTCTCCAGACGACTCTCTATGTTATGCTCGTAGTCTATCCCTACTATTGATATATCGTTGATTTTAAGCGTTTCTAGGCGTTTAAATACCTTTGAACGTCGAAACATGTGAGCTAGACTGGTTGCTTTGGATAATCTAACCTCGTGATTCAATTCGTCATGGTTTCCAAAACACGAATACAGAGGTATACCAATACCTTCGATTAAATCCAATGCTTTGTCGCTTAACGTGTTGGATACCAATGGAGTATCCCAAAAGTCTCCACACGTAACAATAGCATTACATTTACGTCCATCAGCCAATGCCAAAATCTGCTCTAATTTATCAAAGACAGAAAGGCAATAGCTGTCAACCCGATTTTCTGGATTATCACCTCGTAGATGTAAGTCATTGAAATAGATGAATTTATACACTTTCTTCAATCCCCTGTCGATGCTCGAACCTATCGGTCAAACTTACATGTTCAACCTGCGGAATAATAGTCTGTAAGGAAAACATATGCAAATTACTTACCGGTAGCGAAAAATTAAGGAGTATCAGCAATCCAAGCGCGGAAGTCATGTCGGTTATCCTTTCAGTTCGTCATCTGGTATTTCACACGCATAAAAATTTCCAAACATACACGGGCATTCTCCGGTGTTTCCCATGCACGGATAGTCCATTCGAACTGTTGCATACTCTTCTTCGGTTAATATTCTACCACATCCAATGCACTTATAAACAATCATAATGGCCTCCGACATGTTGGACAAACAGGAATATTCGCTTTTTCGGCTTCAAGACTAACTATATCACGTTGAATGGCTTCGTGTCTACTAGAAAGATATTTTTCTATTTCCTCTGTTTTTATAATTTTTATACGTATGGAATCTAAATTGGCATAAAGTTCGTGTTGTTGACGTATTTTTTGAGTATCAACTTCTGGCACTTTGATGTTCTTTATAACCTTTAATTGCACAATAACTTTTAAATAGTTATCATGCAGATTGGTTATATCGTTATACAACGAAATCTGCTTTTTTATGTTATCGAAATCGACGACCGGTACGTATATAGATTTAAGAGAATCTAGCTTTATACTGCTTTCAGTGAACCTAGTGAAAGTATCTTTTATTCGACTATATAATTCAACCTGTGACTCTATTTTTTGATAAACCTTTTCGGCATTACTGTATATTTGTAAAGCGTAGCTTAACCTATCGGATAACGCGGCTATCGTCTTTTCGGTTTCGCCTGTTAACGAGGCGATTTCGTTAGTTTGACGAGATATATTTAACAAATCCTTGTTAAACGACTGAATAACCTTATCAGCTATATCGGCTCCTGTTAATTTATTAAAAATTTTCATCCTTTGAATTCCGGACTTCTCCATCAGGAACGGAGATTCCATTTGTCCGGCAATATTCAGCAGTATATTCTCCTCTTCCGTTTCGAACGGTCTTATTTGCAATACTCGCTGTACGTCTTCTGGTATAGTTTTGTTGATTGCCTCATAAGTTGTGGACTTGCCATCTGCATGAAGTATGTAAGCATTTTTCTTAGCATTTTTAACTCTTTCTACTTCTACTCCGTTATCTAACGTCAGTTTAACAGAGGTATTTTTCGTTCCTTCCTTTATAACCGAATCGCCTTTCGGCTCGTTGACCAATACCCACTTAATGGCTCTAATAATAGTTGACTTACCAGCGTCAGAAGCTCCATGAATAACATTAAAACCGGATGATAAGTCCAGTTCTAACGTTTCATGTTTTTGGAAGTTTTTAAGGGAAATATGAGTGATATACATTAGATTCTTTGCATTCGACAAAGAGGAAGAAAATACTGATATCCAGAACCGTGATTCGCTATTTTATTATAATCTACCCAGGATTTCAGAAGCGAACTATAGTGTGCTCCATCTGCTGTTACTATTAAAATAGACTGACATCTTTCGTGAGAAAGTTGAGTGATTACGTCTGTTGATATGCCGTATCCTTCATACTTCCTCATATAATGAACCGGTTTAACTTCTTTGATAAATACTCCATCCTCAAGCATTCCCGCTGTCACAAACTTGCCCTTCTTCGGGTCTAACGTCCGGATTGGTTTTTTCATCAACAATCTCCCTTTTTACAACCTTTAGACATTTACAGGCCAATTTTTCACTTACAGGCATAGATACTATTTTTTCGACTCCATTGCGATTGACGGCCTTTTTACCCATACGAACAAACGTTAGATACCCCTTACCGTTGCATCGACGACAATTTGGGTCGGAATAGTATTCCACTTGTTCTTTCTTCTCTGGATTCTGCTCGTCCACTATTCACCTCCGCTGTATAGTTTATTGTTATATATGAATTTCGATTTAATTATTCGTAAGATATCGATTTGAAAAAACCCTCCGTCATAATAGTTAATAATACAAAATCCTAGTGAGAATTTATTTGGTTGGTTTTTCATAAAGTCCGGATTTTGCGTGGCAAGACACGGCATTGAAATTCCTATAGTACTAAGTTCTTTCGCTGGACTGTGCATCATCTTGACTTCTAGGGTATGTAAGTGTCCGCTTAAAACATTTCCCATAACCTGTGTTATCATTGATTTGGTTGGATTTTCTCCGCCTTTCCATCCATGAAATATATTCAATTTACCTACTTTTTCGATATGATTCTGTTCTTCGTACACTATATATCCTCGTTCTTTAAGTTTGAGATTCGGTATAACATTTATTAAGCCGTCTAATTGTGGCATTTTTTCTAGAACATCTTCAACAAACCTTTCGTGATTTCCCATCCAGAAACGTTTATCACATCCAACGGGAAGTCTTTTATCAAATTCGTCGAGTAAACGATTGCCTTCTTTATACTCAAACTCTAGTCGCTTGCCTTCTAGTGTTTTATTTTTATGTTTATCGTGTAACCAATGACTAACGCTTTCACATTCCAAAAAGTCTCCAAGAATAAAAAAACCGTCGAATTTAATGTCTTCGGTTAGTTTTAGAATAGCCTTAATAGATTTTTGGTCTTCGTGTGGAACGTGAGTATCCGCTATGACAAGATATTGCTTAAACTCTTTTTTATTTGTTTTAGCCGAACTTTTTACAATATTCCAATCGACGGGTGTAAAGTCGATTTCTCTTTTAATTGGAAATGAAACTGTTTTGGATGTTAAAATTTCTGACCTGGCTTTGATTTTCTTTTTGAGTCTAAGTTGAGCAAGCAATCTTTGAATGGAGCGTTCAGAGGTATTAAAAATCTCGGCAAGTTCTAAGTCACTTTTACCGGTCTCGTATAAAGCTATCAGCACTTTTTCATCCATAAATACCTCTCAGTTATGACTATACTTTAAAAGGCCCAAAGTTTTTAAATCCTGTTCCATTAGAACCGTTAGTTTAATACTCGGATAAGCTATTCTAAACGTTTTTATTTTTTCCATACTATTTCTATACCAATAGCCTTTTATTTCGATATACTCATTTGTTTCAGGTAAATAGAAATCCGGTCTATAGGTCGTTGGTTTATGGTTAATCAACAGTTCAAAGGTTTTAGGCTCGTAAATCCACTTAATATTATTCGTATCTAAATATTGCGCGTATTTAACTTCCCATGATGAACGCATATAGATGCTTTTATAATAGATGCCAGATGTAAAAGGAGCGACACTGCCAAACAAACGATTATTTTTACCGCTGTAAAACTTATAGTTGCACTTTGCACATCTAACAGTGTTTTCGTAAAAAGCTAATTTATGCAACTCTTTGCCACAGTCAATACAAAATTTCATTCTACCATTTTTGCCACCCTTCCATCTCCAGTGGTTTGTTCCCTTTTGACGTTTGCTTCTTTCGATAGGAGCGTGTTTTCTGCATCTTTTACTTCCTGATGTATGAGCCGTTCGCCCTAGCTGTTTTCCGCAGTCGATACAATAAATAATAGGGCGTTTATTAGGCCATCTCATTTACGCCTCACTTCGATATCAGCTACTATGTAATACATGTTGTTTTCGTTAGCAGGTAAAGAAATAATTAGTTTCGGGAGTTTATTATTATCTAACGAGTTATTCCAAAGTTTGTCGAGGATTTCCTTAGTAATTGAAAATGATTTCTTATCAGTAGTTTTACATTCGATAAAATGTGTTTCGGTCGATAAATCAGACTTATCCCACGATAAAGCCCCAGAATTAATTGATTTCTGGCACTTATCTTCGAATTTTTGTCCTTTACGTTTATTATTCATGCCCACAATCCTTCTTGTCCAAATGCCGGACAATCTCTCAAATATGTTACTCTCTTTAGTGCTTTTGGCATTTTCGATAACTTACGCAGATAATAAAATTTTTCAATCCCTAGGATACTAAACCTACAAATTTTAATAAAAACTTGTTTATTCTGAATATTATTTTTCCACATGCGTTTATATTCTTCTGCCATTGACTTAGATAAAAATTTTTTCAGAGGGGTACGGTCAATAACTCTGGTATTACCTCTGTATTCGCTAGACATATTACCTCTTATATATTTGGCTGTGAGAGTTGGATTTGAACCCACATTTAGGTTTCCTCAACCTCGTCTTATAGTAGTGGGCAATTACTATTCTACTTAGACCATCTCGCAGTTTATAAGGGCCGACTGTATGTTGACTCTATAGTTGGTCTGGTAATACCCTACAGCTAGGTGGAGTTATGTTCTCTCTTTGCCACCGGCCCAATTATTTTATCTACGACTGGGTTCCGGACGTTCTCCCTCAACAGGAGGTTCTTCCTTTTCAATAGGAGGCATCATCAACACCTGAAGTTTGTTAATGAGAACGTTCTTCAGTTTCTCAAGTTCGTCATACTTTGCTCGAAGTTCTGCCTGAAGCTTTAGAATATCAAATAGTTCAACCTTTAATCCGTCCATTGTTAGTTGAGTATCTTCCATAGTTTTCTCCTTTTTCTATATGATAGCATATTTACTGTTTAGGTGTCAATCATTAAAATGAGCAAAATACTTACGAAATAAATTCCATCCACGATTATAAATAGCAACCTCCTGTTCTGATAGAATTTTAAAATCGCCTTTCACTTTGTTAAATTGTTTTCTTTCCTTATTATTTTTTGGTATTAAACACTGACCTTCCATCTGCATCTTTTCGACTTGAAATGTATAGATAACGTCTACAATAGCGTTTTCCCATTCTATTTCATCTTTAAAATCGCTCGGATAAGTAAAAGAGTCTCGTTTAAACTGCTGCAATCCTTTGGATATGATATTTGCTAAATAATAATCGAAGTTCCATAAGTCTCTATCTCCATATCCTCTGACTCCTCTTTGGTAGAAACGGTAGACTTCTTTACAATAATCTACAATTAAAAACCACGCTCTTTGTGGAAAATATAGAATATGATGATACCATTTAAGTTTAAATATCATCTTAAACGTGGTGCTATTGATTTCTACTTCATTCGTTTTCTTCGTCATCAAACTCCTCCGGGTCTGCTAGAATTTCGTTTACATTTAATTTTTTACGTTTGTATTTCTTTTTGCTGTGTTTGACCCTAGTTACAGGATTTATACCCCACTCCTTACGAACGCTGTTATAAGCATCCAACTGCTCACTCATCTTCGGCATCTCCTTCTTTTACTTTTATACCAAATTCTTTAAGTAGGTCTGCCTTCCATCCCAAAGCCACGAAGATTTTCTCGATTTTTGTGTGAATATTACGCGATATCATTTTTGGCCAATTAACCTTTGCCGTCTCAATATGTGAAAAGCACTCGTCATCGAATGCAAGCACGTCTTTTTTAGTAGTAACTGATTTGACTAGAGATTTTAATTCGTATTTATTTAAATCTCCGTTTCCTTTCATCAATTCTTTCTTATCAGCTATAGTGCATTTTTTACCTGTATCTTTATTAAAATACCAAGGCATCTCAACTTCTTCTGTTACTGAACCTCCATCTGCGTAGATATAATAAAACGAGGAACCGCTGACCGGTTTAAATTCAGGCGTGTTATCGATTGCCCGCAAAAAAATCGGCACGTTCTTATATGCCTCCCGTGGTTTACTAATCTTGCAGGGAAAGGCGACGTTTGACAACGGCTCCTCGGTTATTTTCTTTTCCTGTTCTTTTATCCACGCTATTATTTCTCCCTTGGGTTTATCATTTAGAATTAGTTCAATCAATTCTGTCTGAAATTTTTTCATAAACGTTGAACTATTTCCACTCCAATACGATTTTCCGTTTCTCATTACAAAAATAGTATGATGAGGTTCAACTTCTACACAATATATTTTTCCTTTATAATATTTGGTTTTTATTTTGTGAGGTTCTATCGTAAAAAACTTGTTTGAATTTTCCGATATTTTATAATGTATTCCTCCTACATTTGCCCAATGGTCTACAATCCATTTTTGATGGGGTTCTACTATAATACGCTGTATTGTTGCGCTTATACCGGTTTTGCAAATAATTTCGTGAAGGTCGTGAGCCATCTGTTTGCTACTAGTAGTATAGAATTTTTGATTGTTGATAATATAACCATCTCCAGCGCAATAGGCATCCAATAATATTTGAAGCAAATCAGGACTGGCTTGTTTTGCATACGTTGGAATTAATTTATTTTCTGCGTGTTTACCATATTTGTTTAATTCCAACGCTAAAAGTTTATCTTTTATTTGATATTTTGTTTCCTCTTTATCTCTATAAAAATAAATACCTAATTTCAAAAGCAGTTTTTCAATTTGTCTGCACTTGTCAGGATTGGCGTTTTCTGATTGTGCTATATCTATTTCATAGATATTTTTTTGTTCGTTTATATAGACGTTTCCCTCACTTAAATACCAACCGAGCAATTCGAACCAATCCGAAAGGTCTATAGATTTTTCGTTGTATTGTCGGCGTACCAATCCGGTTAAAGTAATTTTACTACCTAAATTTACTCCGGTCCATTTAAAATATTTCTGAGATGTGAAAACTGTTTTGGTGTGTTTGATATCTTTAATTGACTTAAATTTGTCGTGGTCGTTTTGAGAGTATTGGGCGGTTCTTTGGAGAAACTGGTGATTTGGTGTCACACAGAAATCTACGGATGTATTGTTGTAATTAAACATCGTTCCGGTATAATCTTCGCAAATTATTTTTTTAATCGGGTAATAATCCGCTAAATTAGTATGTGGATTTAAACTAAGCACCTTATCGTTTAAGGTCAAATCTTTAAACAAAGTCCATCCTTTATCAGTTAAAACTTTAGTTTGACCGTCGAAACAGTCCTTGCGTTTCATTTCCACGCCTTTTACAACCTTTTTCAGTTCTCCCTTCTCATTACGCAAGTATCCTACATATCGGCACTTAGCTAGAATTAATATCTTTTCAAAAACGCCTTCATACGCGAACTGAATATTGACTTCTGGTTTTCCAAAAGTTTGGCCCCATTCTTTTATGAGGTTGTTCATTAGGTCGGTTAAATTGTCGTTTGAACAGACGTATACGCTATCCGTATCTATATATAGAACTTCGTATCCCTTTTCGGCAAGTTTGTCTTGTACAAAATGCAATAGACTTCTGACTAGCCATGTCGTTCCTCCTGCTACATTTAAATCAAAAAGTCTAAAGAATCGCATACCAAACGTGCCATAATGAGCATTCACGCACGATTTAATAGCAGCATATCGTATTTCATTTTCTTTATATTCGGGAGTATCGACCGCGCACGATTCTAAATCGTTTTTAATTTTCGACTTCAATTGAACTGCCTTCCTCATAATTGTAGGCAGTAGGGCTTTGTCATTTTGCTTAAACCATACGTCGTTTATTTTTATACAACCTTCTTCGTATACTTGCCTCACGTTGGCCGGGTCTAGACAGAAATTTATAATAGCCCAGGGATAAGCAGAGCCAATGTCAAATGCTGAAATCCCGTTAAACTTTCCGGTTTTAAACGCAACTCGATAAGCTCCTTCAAACTCTTGTCGCTCTTCGTCTTCATTAACAACCGGTTTATTAGGTAGAACAACCTTCTGCTGTTTAGCTTCCATAAGTAACAAATTATCTACTACTCGGCTGTAGAAAGTCATAGACTCCCAATCTACTTTGCTAAGTCGTCTTATTTCATCGTGAAACTCCACCAGTTTAAACTTATTTTCTAGATTCATTAGGATTTGAACGTCTTCTTGATTACGATACTTAACCTCATCGGATATTTTATTAAAATCGACTTTAGAAAAGGTTTTACCAACTCCAAGATGTTTTTTTGCAATATGGTCAAGTGTATACTGTTCTTCTTTATTAAGCGTTATTTTTTTAAACCAACTCAGATAATCAACTATGGAAGTTCCTATTGGGTACATTACTCCGTCTTTTCCGTATCGAGATTTGCCGACCGGACTAATAGCCTCTGCAAACGACTTTGACTTACGAACACCAAATAGACGTTCCCATCTAGCAGACAGATACGGTATATCGAAATCAATATTCCATGCCATTAATATGTCAAACGCTTCTAGTTTCAAGTATTCGGCAAATGATTGAAGCATTAACTCTTCATCGTTGTTGAATTCAGGAAGAAAAAAGGTCGTTATCTCATCACAAAAATTTGAAATCACTGATATGCAGGATATCTTGAATTTAGGATTTTCAGCGGAAGGTAATTCGGAACACTTCATTTCTACGTCAAAAAAACCGAATTTAATCGCGGTCTTATCTAGAGTATCTACTTTGTCTATTAAGTATCTTTGTGGAAAGCTCACGTCACTTTCATAAGCGTCGTGACCGGCAGATTTACGCATTTCATTTGGGTCTCCTCCTAGTATTTTACGAAGAGGTTGGCCGGTGTAGGATTTGCAAGTTCCTGTGGAAGCGTAGGATACGTAATAGTATGGATAGAAGTCGTTTACTTCCTCTATCGATTGTACACCATTCGAGTCGCGTTTAAAAATATATAGCAAACGCTTATCATTGTGCAAATTGACAATGTTCATGGTATAACTATATCACTTTTGCTCTCTGGTGTCAAGCACTTGAATAACTTGTTGTACCAGTAAGGTTGGGTCGGACTCCTGAATCATTACAAACTTAGAATAAGGTTTGCGTATTTTTTCGGCAATGCTCCAGGCTAGGTCGCATATTCCACCTGAACCTTCTAAAATTCCAATTACAAGGTCTAGTTCTAAACTCAATGCTAGTTCGTGATTTGTTCCTGTCATTCCTCCTATGACAATACATCCGTCACATGCTTTAACGTTGATAACGTCTCTTTGAACAAAATCTGACCCAGTATAAATAACATCTTCGTTATTCTGTGGCGGTAAATGATATTTTTCTACATGTTCTTTGAGATTTCGAGCTGGTGAAAACGACAAAGTTTTTCCATTACAATTTCGCGCTCCGTCTACCGCAGCACCGGGTAAACCGTAGCAGCACCCCGTGACAACGACTTGTTTATGAGCAGCGAGCGTTTTACCAACTTGATAAGCTTTTGCCATTAAATCTAAATCTGTCGATTCCCCGCTTCCAAAAACTCCCAATTTATAAATCTTCATTTAGTTTCTCCCATAAGTATTTCCATTTCCGACCCGTAACAATAGCGGAAATTGTTTTTTCACTGACACGATATTGTTTTGCTAATACCGCTTGCGTGTATTTTCCAGTGGCATATATTTCTATAATCTCTATTACTTCATGTTCCTTCAGTTTAGCAGATTTTTTGCATTCTCCTTTTGCCTGTCTATTTTTCTTTTTCATATCGGCAATATTGGTTTGAAAGGTTCCTAAAAATAAATGTTCAGGATTAACACATTTGCGGTTATCGCATTTATGACATACATACAAATCCGGAGGAATTGGTCCTCGATGAATTTCCCAGGATAAACGTGAGACTGTAATCGTCTTTTGGCAAACTCGTAGATTGCCATAACCGCTAGAATTTAAACATCCGGTCCACTCCCAACAACCGGTTGTTTTGTCTAATTTAACACGTTTGAATAATCTGTTTTTAATTTTATTTATATTCGACGGCAAGTTATCGTAGTTTTTAATCGATTTCATAGACCGATAGCCAACCTTTCTTCTATCTCAAATACTTCTGGGTAAACTTCTCTAAAATATTCTATAATAAAACGAGTTCCCATAGATAACGGGTCTGCTTCTATTTCTATTATTCTTGCGTCCAAATGTTCAAATCCTTCTTCAAACCCTATTTGCTCTACAAGTTTATTTTCAATAAGCATTTTTCTGTTACGAAAACTACCAACCAACATTTCACTATGATTTAAAGTTATGATTGCTATCATAACTGACATTCCTCATCGCTGCATTTCTGTTTCTTGGGTTGACGAACGAGAACTTGAGTGCCTTTTGAACCGTCGCGAAATACTGTTACTCCTTTACATCCGAGTTTCCACGCCGTCATATAGATGCTTTTTACGTCTTCAATAGAAGCTTCATAAGGTAGATTAACCGTCTTGCTTATAGAATTATCGGTCCATTTCTGCCATTGAGCTTGAACACGCAGATGCCATTCAGGGGAAATCTCGTGTGCTACTCTGGTAAACTTAGACTTATAAATATCTCTAGTTTCTTCTATTTTACCAATAGTTAAATTACGTGTAAAAACAGTATCAAAAATAGGCTCTATTCCACTAGAGCAATCTGCGAGAATGGATAGAGAGCCTGTTGGAGCGATACTACGACGGAATAGACATCCTTTACCAACTTTATCGGTAACAGTTTTATATATTTCTCCTATCTTATCTATGAAATTTAGAGCTTCCTGACTGTCATAGTAAATTCCGAGTTTAATTAGTGCGTCGGCATAACCCATAACACCTACGCCTATCGGATTATACTCGTTCATTGCCTTAGTAATTTCGTGAATTGGAAACCAAGAAATTTTATTGTTATTAATTAAAGCTCTTGTTACTAGTTCAAGATATTTTTTAAACTTATCATATTCGAACTTTCCAGACCGGACAAGCTCACTTAAATTTATACTTCCTAAACAACAAGCAGTATTTAGAGGAAGCGTTACCTCTCCGCAAGGATTTGTTGTAAATATTTTTACTTTAGGATATAGATTATTGTCCTTATTGATTCTATCATAAAACAGCAGTCCGGGGTCGCCGTTCATCCATGCTGAAAATGCTATAACGTCCCAGATGGTTTTTGCATTAACACGAGCAATTGGATTTCCATCTTTTGGGTTTATCAGATGGATGTCTTCTCCGCGTTCAATCAAGCCCATTTGTAAATCATTAATCAATACTGATATGTTGAAATTATTTAACTTTCCGGTTAGTTTACTGCGGATAAACTCCATAATTTCTGGATGATTGAAGTCAAGAATACCCATCAATGCTCCGCGCCGGAAACCTCCTTGTTTGACAACTTCTGTTGCCGTATCAAATAAAGACATGAATGAAACAACTCCACTGGACGTTCCTCCTGATGATAGAGGAGTGTTATTGGGTCGAAGACTGGAGAAATTAATACCGACTCCTCCCCCTCCCTTAAATATTAGAATGGTATTTTTAAGTGTTTCAGATATACCCTCGATAGAATCTTGCAGACCAAGAACGAAGCAAGCATGCAGTAATGCTTTCTTAAATCCAGCATTACGAATACACGGAGAATTGGGTAGAAAGATACCATCGCGCATCATTGCTGTTAACTTACGTTCAAAACTGCTATCTCCGAGCGCCAAAGCATTTGCAACTCTAGGATAAACGTCGGAAGGTTTCTCCCCAGGATGACAGTACCTCTTGGAGAGCAAATCTTGAGCATTTTTACTTAGAGCCATCGGACCCGTCCTTTACTTTTAGTTCTTCTTCGGTTTTTTCTTCGCCCTCTACGAACATGCCGCCTTGTTTGTACCTTTTGATATCTTCTTCGGACACTTCCCCGTCTCTAACATAAATATATTCCAGAACTTCGCTGTCTTCTAGTGCAATAAATCGATGAACAACACAAGGAGGTACAATAAAAGAGTCGTTTAGTTTTTCTAGAACTTTCATGCCTTTTCCGTACAACTCAATCATCACTTTACCCTTTAAAAGTTTAAACTCGTTAAACTTCTCCGAGTGGTAGTGAGTAGAACAGAATGAATCTTTCTTGAGTTGAAGTAAATCCATCTTATACTTTGGTGTATCGATTAAACGTTTTGCTTCTCCCCAGATTTTTGCCATTTTATCCTCTCGTTAAAATATAATAAATAACGTAGAACCAACCAAAAATACCGTGAAGCACTGCCCATAGAATAGAGTGATTAATAGACCAAGAAATAACTATTGCTAAAGTTGAACCGAATAAGAAACCAGGTTGAATTGTATAATACTTTTTCTTAGATTGGCACTGACAAACTTTCATTAGTCTCCTCCCTGCGGAATATTCATCTCCTTATTAACCGACTTTAGTAATGATTGAGCTACTTGAATAGACTTTTCGACGCTTTCGAGATACGCTTGAATCAGATTACGAACTCGTCTATAAGATGCAACATGACCGCTCGCTTCCTTTTCCATAGCAGTAGCTACGAACTTCTCTCCGGCATTTTCGACTTCCATCTTTCTAGTGTGATAGTGTTTTAGTTCGCGATTCGCTTTTTCTGTTTCAGCCAAGGCAGCTTTGGGCGCGAGTGACATATAAATACCAGCAAGTTCAGTTAATGCAGCACTTATTTCGTTTGGGTTATCAGCAATTACCCCTTTCTTGAATAAATCACTGTAATACTCTATTCTTGCGATATCTTCAGAACACATATCTAGGGCGTTACCGAGTGTGGCTTCCGACTGAAAACACTTCTCAAATTCGTAAATATTCATAATTACTCCTTATCGTCCATGAGCAGTGAAAACAACCATATCACCCATAAAGCGTCATTATTTCCAAATAATGCCAACCAAAAAAATAACCACTGAATTTGTCCTATTTTTGCATACTTCATAGTATTACCAACTTTGTAAACAACGCCTGTCCGTACGTTGCAGGTGTAACTGGATTTCGGCTATTATACTCTAGCATCTGAAAATAAGAATATACCATCCAAACTCCGATAACCACGAGAACAAACAATGTGCGAGTAATACACTTCTTAATAAAGGCTTTACGCTTTATTTTAACATATCCTTGAAAAATACTCTGAGCAGCAGATTTAATGTTATCAAATTCACCATTGCCGAGCATATCATCTAATTCTTTAATTACGTTTCTTTTCTTGGTCATTTAGCATCTCCTTTTTTATTTTTAGTAGACAGTATACAATTAAAAGTAACAATACTGACTTTACCATAATTAAGTCTCGGTGTCAATAGTTTGTTGGATGTTTTATATAATCTGATATATCATTAAATAAGTTCGGATAGTCAGAAATTTCACTGCGTTTTTCTGACATTGGAATTTCATAACTTACAGTATAACCAATACTTATACAAAACAATAGTGATAAAATAATGAGTAACTCTTTCATCTATCCTGCACTTTCCAAATTTCGTCTTCTATATCTTTAAGTATTTCCGGAGTCAGCAACTCCATAAAAGCATCCTGACCTACCGCCCTTAAATCTCTATATTTATAAGTATTGCCTTCTTTTGAAATAATAGCGTTCTTAACCGCACTGAAAAAGATAGGGGTCTTATTATCGACGGAACCGTTAACATAGTAAAAATCGACACATGCCGTTTTAAATGCCGGTCCGCACTTGTTCTTTACGTTGTGCATCTTAATTTCATGGCCAATACGCTCTTTGCTGTCTCCGCTACCGGCTTCGATTGCTTTGGCAATTTTGAACTCTACTCGTGCGGAATATAAATGCCGAAGTGCTCTACCTCCGTTTGTCGTTGTGGGAGAGCCATACATCGCCCCAACGCGGTCTCGCAATTGATTAATGAACACAACACAAGTTTTATTCTTTTCAATCTGTCTATATATTTTACTTACAATTGTTGCCCATACGCTTGCGGCTGCTCCCATAGTTTTTTCCTCTATCTCGTTTTCGAGAATAAGAATAGGAGCTATACCGGCAATGGAATCAAATACGATTAAATCTACTTTTGGAAGAAAATCGAGAAGCACTTGTCCGGCTTCTTCAAGATGTTTTGGATTACAGACTAAGAGTTTATCGTTATCTATACCGATAACATCTCCCGCCCAATGCTTATCGTAAGAATTTTCTGCATCTATAAGTAAACACGACTTGCCTAATTTTTGAAAAGCTTTTATGATTTGAAGCGAAAAAAATGATTTACCAGAACCTTCCTGTCCATAAAATTCTACAAAATAACCGCCTTCTTTTTGGGATAGTCCTCCAGATAGTACGTAATCTAAACCATAAATTCCGGTACGAATTTTTGCGTCTGGCTTTATTTCAGAAGCTTTTTGAATAGAATATTTCTTTTCAGCCTCATGAAGCATTCTATCCAAACTCTTATCTTTTGACGTATTTTCTACCGGCTGTTCTTCATTTTCTTTCTTAGGTCTTCCCATTTTTATTCTCCGTATATTTTTATACCACTATTACGCATATACGCTAACTCTATTTCGGTACATTTCGGACAGAAAAAGCCTACTACGTTTTTTTTATAGCCTACCCATTGCCAGTGTTCAAGTTTTAAGTTTTTTATCTGTTCTTCCGCATAACAGCCGTCGCATTTAATTAAACGTTCAGAATAGTATATTTTATCGTTCATTTTTCTGCTCCTTATGTTTTCTATAAAGATACCTATGATAACGTCCTAGATATCTACGTACTTCTGCTGGTAACGTGCTGGTTGATTGACCTGTTTTATACCACCGTTGAAACGCTCCCGGTCCCCATGTATAGGAAATCAAAATTCTATCTGGATTGGGAATAATAAAATGGAATAACATGATTTTTTCGACGAAGTGAAGATACCAATGAGCAACCTTAATATTCTTTTCTGGTTGAAACATCTCCAATAGCGTGTACTGCTCTATATTAAATAGATTATATTCATCGAGCGCCGGTTGTGTAATTTGACAAAGCCCGACTGCTCTGCCATGAATATTATAAGACCAAGGATTGCCCATTGTTTCGGTCTTAGCTAGGCATTCCATATCAATCTCGTCTGCAACGTTAGATTGAGCAACGTATAGAATACCAATAGCGAAAACGACTAGAAAAAGATAGATGAAGTGTTTCATAATTTTGGCGACCCGGGACGGATTCGAACCGTCGCCCTCCCCCGTGTAAGGGGCTGTTCTTGCTAATTAAACTACCGGGCCAGTCTTATATTAGCATATTATAGAGTTGGTGTCAATGAAATTCTGTACCGCCTTTTCTAAGCAAATAGTTTTCCGACACTAATTTTAGAATTTTTCTACCCAGTCTAACGTCCGTTTTTTCATTCTGCGGTTTAATAACTATGCCCTCGCGCATCTGAGTAGGGCAGATAACAGACATACCAGTACGCAGTTCCTTGAGTTCTTCCTTCCACGGTCCACTATAGAGCATCGGCACTTCGGGCAAATCTAATCTGAGACATATCGCGTGAAATTCCGTACAATCTAAATATGTGCCGTTGGGATGTTTAATATCAAAAAATGCTACCGTAGGTTCCTTAACCCCATAAGTAAGGTCTTGTATATTTGGTCCATATATCTCACCGTAAAAGATATATCCGGGGTATAGTTTTAATTTCTCGATGAGGTTATATTTTTTAACTGTTTTTCCCCATACGTCAGTGCCGTAGAAGCCTTTACGAATATTTAACGGGTGTTTTTGACAGTTGTGTGACCCATATACGAACTCATAAGGTTTAGTGAAATACTTCAAAACGGGTATAGTATTGGTTTTTTTTAGATAACCAAAACGTGCGTTTGTTCCGTGCAGTTTTTCCGTAATTATAACTATCTCGTTATCAAATATTTTAGGATAATGCTTGAAATTCTCAATATCTGTGTATTTAGTAAATAGTTCGTTACTACGTTTCGCACTAAAACAGCGTTTAAATCGATATTTTATATACTGCAATAGGTTGCTTGGTTTACTCTTTGTTTGTGGCTCTGGAGGGGCTTCTGGTTCGTATTTCGTTATGCCTAGCGCTGTAGCAACATCCGTTCCAACTGGTTTTCTAACTATATTTGGAATAATTAGGCCGTAACTTACTACACCGCGAATTTTGGCGGCTCTAATGCGGTTTGGGATGTAATTTTGGCCTATTTTCAGGTCCAGGCGTTGAATAAGTTCGTCCGGCAATACTGAGTCTATCGGAATATAAATAACTTCATCTCCGGCCTTATGAACACCTTTGCCAACTACGCATATCCAGTCATTTATTCGCGCAAGGTCCAAACGCTCCGCATTTTCGTGTTTCAATATCTCGTCAATTTTTACGACTTCCACTTTAAGAGAACTCATGCGTCTACCTCCAGCATTTTAGATATTTCCGAGCAGATTTCGTTATAAGATTTTGTAAAAAAATGTGCCTGGCCGAAGTTACACCGTTCTTCCACTGTTATAGTGATAGTACCTTTATATAGTTTGGCCATTGCTTTAACTTTTTGATAATGATTTTTAAATATTTGTAACGAAGTGATATTCGGCATATTAATAGTTCTTGGAACTTCCGTAGAAGTCAACGGTAACATGATATCAATATGTATTTTGGATTTATTCGTTAACATTCACTCCCTCCTTTTTACAATTTCACATCTATCGGACCGCCACAACTCAGGAACGATTTCCCATCTCATCGCTCCAGGTTCCACGGAATAAAAATGCTCGTCTTCTTCTATAATATATCTAAACACGTAGTAAGGTCGTTCGCAAGTATACGGGTGTTTTAAATTTGGGTCTTCTACTAGAAAAGGACAGTAACATTCTATTCTATCGCCCACACAGATGTCTACTCCGTGTTTATCTTTAACTCCAACCGGTTTTCTCATATCACTCCTTTACCGCCAATCCAGCCAATGCTAATACCAAAGCATCGCCAATATCATTTTGTGTCACTTCAATGTTCAGTAAATCGCCGATATACTTCATAATCTCTTTCTTCAACTTCGGACTTGGCAATTTAGGAATAGATGCTTTAAACCCTATTCGATTACGAGCAGATGTTGGCATCATTAGTTCGGCCGATTTTACCACACTACGAAACCTATCATACACCAACACACCGTGTCGTGTCAATTTTTTTAGAACATTAACGTTTTGAGAGAAAAACGTGTCCTCAATAATAAGCTTGTCAATTTTATGTTTGCCAATAACAGAACGTTTAAAATCTTCTAGTTGGTCTGCAAAAATATTAATAGCATCTAGGTCTTGTGCATCTTTTGGAACTTGAATTATATGGGTTAGGTCGACAATAACCGAATCCTCAGTTGAACGTACAACTGCCAAACCCGTGCTATGTACCGAGGTATCAGACCCAAGAACTGTAGTGTTTTTTAATAAAGCCGAACCGGTTAAGGTAGATATTCGTTCCAGTTTTACAGATTTAGTCATGGTGTAATACCAGTATTGTTATAAAAATAATAGCGTAGATAACTAAGATAGCTATAAAGGCACTCATTTTTATTTCTCCTTATATTTATAACATAAATACAGTGTTGTACTGCAACAAATAAAAGCAATAGAATGAGATGCAAGTAATACATACTGGCCTGATAGAATACACGCTGTAAAAAATGTCACATAAGCAAGCCAGCAAAGAATGAAGTACCAGACTGAGATATCCTCTACCGATTTTCTACGTAGTATTTTAAAAATTTGCGGTCCGTAGTTAACAGTCCACGCGAAACCTGCGAAAAGGAACAGTAGATTACTTAGATTTTTCACGTTGTACCTCTTCCACTGTTTTAACCAATTTTGTTGACCAGTCGTAGAGACACGGAATCTCAAACGTTCGAAGGTGCATTTTCGGTCTCCGAATTAGGTCTAATTGTATTTTTGTTCGTGTTCCGTCTCCGCCTTCTTCATGTAAATATCTTGCTAAGACAGACGGAAACTGGCCTACTTGGTCCGAGGCAAAAAACTCTCCATTCTCTCTCAACTGAGCAAAACATATCATAAACGAATTGCTACGTTTTATTTTACTAATCATGGTTCCGTATACATTATCAGTACGAGCAAAGTCTTTTGGCTTTAACCAATCGTAAATTACGATTGAATCGGGTTTCAAAATAATGTTATCATAATCATCTTCAAAACAGTGTTCAAAATCTCCTTCTTTCATCCCCAATTTTAATGCTGTTTCATCAAATCCACTATCACTTTCAGTATATATGTAATAAGGTTTTATACCTTGGTCTACCAGGCGTTTTAGAATATTCATCGCAAAGGTCGTTTTGCCTCGTTTGTTACTACCACCCATAAGTACAAGACTGGTCTGTTTTAAATGGACGAACTCATCCAAATATGGCATCTTAAATTGAATTGGGGTTGTTACCGTTAATAAATTAGTTTCCCATTTCATATCTCGGACGAGTTTATATTCTCTATTCTGCTTAACAATCTTCATTTCCTTCATAAGATAGTTCAAAACTTTATCTATACGTTGTTTATTTTCGCCCTTCGCTCTGTCGCCAAAAACAAAAGTTTCAATTTCCTGTTTAAATGCGCTGTCTGTTAACTTTAAATAGCTTACAACTTTACTTGCCAAATCTTCTTCATCAAAAGAAATATACTTAGACAGGCTTTGAACCATAGCTCTAACGGATTTACGGTCCATCGGATGTTCAAGCAAGTGGTCGTTCAGAACGTTTAATGCAAATTCAGTTTGTTGCTCGTTTAATTCTTTTCTAAATAGTCCTCCGATTTTTACAAAAGAAGAATTACAGCATCCATCTAGACCGTTATTAATCAACTTCAAGTCTTCCGGTTTTATTTTAAAGTTTTCTGTTGCTATTTCTTCTTTAATTTGCTCACTAATCGTCTTTTTTGGCGTTTCAATATAAGCGGCTAAAAACTGATACACTTCCAGTGACATATCAACTATTTCGTGATTCACCATTTGTCGAGATTGACCCTTAACAATAGACGGGAATAATACAACTTGCCCTCCATCGTTTTCGATGTCTATTTTTAATTCCTTTATTCCTGTCTTCGGAAGCATCTCGTTATATTTGAAAAATAGATGATAACCTTTTTGCGTGATTTGATAAAGAGTTTTATTAAGATAAGGTTCCAGTATTTCTGGAATCTTTTGACAATCAATATCGATGACCGTTATTTTACTTCGGTTTCCTGTTTTTACACCTATATTAAGCCCCTGCTCAAGCCACTCTAACCATTCTTCTTTGTTAGTATGTGTTTTGTTTGGCCAATCTTTTTCAATAGGGTTTTTTCCTCCAGCAGCTACAGGAACTAGGTCAAATCCGAATTTTTCGTAAGCATTACAAATATCTAAAAAATCTCTTTTCGTTTTTTCAGTGATAACTTTAAGGTCCAATATCTCGTTCAATAAACTAAAACACTCGTCGTCTGACTTATCCATCATATCGTCTTCGTGCATACGAATAACGTCAAACAAATCGAGTTTAACTCCACAGGCTAGACATGAGATAAAGGGCTGATTAGGAGGAACGTTTGCTCCGTCCTTCTGCCCGCATGAAGGACAGTCAAGGTGTAGCATTCCGCCTGTTTTCTTTGTTTTAACTTCTTTGTATTTGAGATAATCGCGTAGGTACTGATGAAACTGGGTTATATCCATCGTTAGTCCTGTTTTTTAACTCTCTTAACCGGAACGTTAAATCTTGTAAAGCACCGTTTGCATTTTGAGCACTCTTTACGCTTTATATCGCACCAAGTAAATCTCCATATACTTCCGCATCGATTTGGATAGTACATGTAAGTAATCCAATATGTATAGAGAACAACAACTATACCGCTTGTCCATATAATTAACTGAATCCAATCCAACTTAAAAATAGTCCATGCCATTACTGTTGTATGTGTAAATAAAGACGTTAAAAGAAAAGACCTAGAAACGGATTTAGATGTTTTACATTTTTTAATTTTATTAGCAGCAAAAAAATATTTTACCGAATCCAAAATTCCGGCAAATAAGGTAATAGCCGCAAAGGAAAACTCAAAAAACGTCATATTAATCTCATTTTAGGATTATTCTTTCCAGCCGAGTTCATAATACTAAATAGACTGAGTTTCCTCGTCTACCCTCCGATAAAGGTTAACCAAGTGCTGATAACGTTCTTCGACTTCTTTAGTGACTGTTCGAGATTGCTTTTCTGAACATCCAAAACAATCTATAGGAACAAATAAAGAGCATTTGTTTGCTATATCGTATAAATCAAGGTCTATCCACATCTGATATTTACAGCAAAAATCCATTTTCATAGTAAACTCCTTGCCCTCATTATAGCATTGACGAACCTTCGTGTCAATTAAATCTTTATCGGTCTGGGGTCTGTTTTTAGCCAGCGGTTATATAATGTAAGCATCTCATCTATTGTTTTAGGATAAAATTCCCATTGGTCTACTCCGACGTTAATACATCCGACTATTTTTTCCTTTCGTTCAAACAACATGAACTTCCATTTGTCGTGAACATGACCGACTAAATTTATTTTATATGACCAGTTTATATGAGAAGGATTATGGACCGCCCAAAAGTCCTGCCCACATAGATGCAATAACATACTACGTATTGGTGTCTTACATCCGTTATTAACGTCGTGATTGCCTTCTATAAATATAATTTTGCAGTTAAAGACTCTCTCCCATGTCGATGCTTTTATAATAGACCCTTCTCCGTCTTTGCCTCCAGAACTGTTCTTAAAGCAGAAATCTCCTAAGTGAAACAAGGTATCCGTAGACTTGCACCGCTCGTTTGTGTTGCGGATAATAGTCTCATTCATTTTATCTAAACAATGAAAAGGACGATTGCAGTAATGTAAAATATTGGCGTGTCCTAAGTGGAAATCAGATGACAGATATATCATATTTGCATAACTCAACATTTGCTAAAGTTAAAAAATCTCTCGTTTCTTCAAAACCACGATACTCCGTTCCGTAGTAAATAGTTTTAACTCCAAATGTTACTAACGCTTTGGCACATTGTAAACATGGAGAAACGGTTATATAAGCTTTCTTAGAAGAGCGAAAATCCGCGTTCGAATGAAGAATTGCGTTAACCTCCGCGTGTACGCATCTACAACCGCCAGGAACGGCCTCCTCGCAATCGTCTTCGCAATGAGGCAGACCTTTTGGACTTCCGTTAAATCCGCATCCAAGAATAAGATTATCTTCTGAAGTTATTACGCAACCGACCGAGAGACGCTGACAGGTGGAGTTCTCAGCCATTGCCTTTGCTATTTTCATCATCGTTCTTACGGCATATTTCATTCTTATCCTCCCAATATTTAGTATTACACCAACGGCATCCTTTGGGCGTTCTCCATTCTTTTGCGGGCATATAGCGAAAGCACGATAAACAAATATTATCACGTTTGCATCTATTTATAATACTTTTAATGAGATTACTACTTTTCAAAATTTGTAGTCCTTGTTTTTTGAATTAAAGTCATAATTGGTTAACCCTGCATCTAATTTCAGATATTGAAACATATAAATAGCCGTTATTTTGTTATGCCAATCGTATAGGATTACTCTAACGGGAATACCGCTTTCTTTATCCAAGTTAATAAATGCTCGATAAGATTGATATTCTGGTTTTTCTGGACATATTCGTTCGAAGGAATACGTATTAAACTCGCCTATTTTCTGAGTTCCGTGAAATTTGAACTTACATTCTTCGTCTTTTTCAGCAATTTTATACTGCTGTAAAAGTAAGGTCATTAAATTTTCTAGGGTAATATCTTTAATAGAGCGATTAGATTCAGCCTTTAGTCTGGGGTCGTCAAGAGCCACATCTATCGAAGGTATAAACATGCCCAGTAATCCCTCTAAGTGAACTTTTAGTTTATTGTCGTTCTCGCCTTCAACATATAAAACCTCTCTGTCCTTTTTAACTCCAGCGGTCCACTTGAGATATAATTTAAATGGCTTTTTAAATTTAACTATAATAGTTTCTGCTTCTTTTAGTTTTCCGTTTACCGAATCTTGTTTAACAAATATAGCTTTATAATTATCTATTTTCTGAGAGGTGCTTAATCCCTGCCCTAACAGTGCTATAGGCGATACTTCAATATTTAGATAGCAATATAGAACAAGAAGCATCAGTAGCAGTAATATCATGTAAAATTTACGCATATTAATCAAAATATGTAGGGGTTTTAAGTAAGAGAGCATCTGTAAATCTAAGAACGTCACATCGATACATGCCAAAAACTTCGTCTCCATTTTCATCGGTTATAATCGGGCAGGTATTGACACCGGCAATATCACAGAACTGCTCCCATAAAGTACCGATTTTTTTAACTTTGGCTCGTTTCATAATATATTTTTTCGTTTCTTCTATAGTAAGTCCTTCCGAGTATTTCCCAAATTTACGAATATCTATCTTCTTCATATTATCTCCTCTAGAACGATTTTAATATTCGCTGACCAGTGGTTAATTAACATATAGAATACGAACGCTAACCCGGAATAAGTTCCAAGAGCAATAAGAAGTAGCATAAAATATTTATATAAAGAAGACATATATCACCAATAGAAGTTGAGCTATTGTTAAAAATATAAAACCATATCGAGTAATCTTTGCAAGAAACGCCGGAAATTTTTTAATCTTTTTTTCTAACAAAAGCAACCATACAAATCCTCCGTCTAGGGCAGGAATAGGAAGAAGATTAAAAGCAAAACAAACGATGTTAATTAATTCTAACTGAAGTAGAAAATCATTGGGATTATAAATACGAAATAATTGTAGAAGCGCGTGAGGGTCTTGTAAAAATAATGCCGTTATTAAAGTATAATCTACATAAAGTCCGGCAAGAACAGAACCATAGTTCAGCCAGTAGCAAATTACCGCTATTAATAAGTTTGCAGCGACTCCGGCGGTTAAAATAATGAACTTATATCTGTACTTCTGAGCTAAAAATCCGTTTTTAGCCTTGGTAAGTTCACCTTTTAGATTAACAAAACCGCCTAATAACCACGGAGTTATTCGTATTTCGGTCTTTTTTATCTTGTAGGATAGATAAGGCTTCCCAAATCCAATAGAAAAAACATCAACGCCGACTCCGCACCAAATCGCAGCCAGCAGATGACCCATCTCATGACAAATGATAGAGGTCATAAGACCGATAAATATATAAAGAGCTTCAATCATATTGACTTTCGAAAGTAGTGTTCTATCTTTTTAAATTCATGATACGGCATAGTTATCATTCCACATCTAAACTCGTCTAATCTATAAGATATATGCACATACTTTCCGAGGCTACGAATGATTTCTATATTTGTTATGAATTTTATCGGTATATTACCCAGCGATGTGTATAATATGCCATTTTCAACCGTCGGTAAATCGCTTACAGGATGTACCTGAACAATTTTCGGTTTATCTACCTTAATAACTGCGGTATTTTTATCTTCCAGACCCAACATTACTAGAAGTGTCAGGCATACAACGAGAAAAAAGATAGCGATTGCATCGGTAATATTGAACTTCTGCATTATACACCTTCTAGAAATTTAAGGATTTTTGATAGTCGTATGCAATAACCGTATGTCTCGGTTACTCCGTTTGTATTAAGAATAGCAACTGAATTTGTTACTCCAATCAGTTTTCCTTCGTACATGAGACCGCCACCTGAATTACCGAAAAACATTTTATTTGTAATAAAGTATCCCTTTTCATCTATTTTAGCGACAATTCCATTGCTGATAACATCTTCTATTCCGCCTGGATTCCCAACAAGATATACCGTACTTCCAACAACAGGAACCCTATCAGATAATTCAATAGTCGGAACGTTCAACTCTGATACACGATAAAGGGCCAAATCATTTGTTCGGTCTATCTTAACAAGAACCATTCTCCTCCAAAGAGGAGACTTGGTAACAACGCTTAAAATTTGATTATCTTTTGACGTTAGATGCGAGCACGTTAATACATACTTTTTTCCTTTATATGTAATATACGTACCAGAACCAAGACCTTGTATCTTCCGGTTCATCAGAAGAAGGTTCGATTTCAGCATATCTTCTGAATTAGGCAGGTCTATATTCAACTTAGTAGTAAAGGTTTTTTCGAGTTCTTCTGTTGCGTCTCCAATTACTTCTAAAGTTTCCCGGTCTTGACATGCCATATCATCCAGAAGAGTGTACACTGATTTCATCTGATTTTCATATTGAATAACAAATTTGTTAATTTCATAAGCAGAAAACACTACGACACACATTAGTAGAAATATTGCTAAATTTTTCACTTCTTACTCCTTTTGGCTTTAGGTGTTCTGTTTATCACCGAGTTGGTTATTATATCATCAATCATACCTTTTTCGAGACACTCTGCCGGAGATAACCATAGTTCTCCGTGAGTAGCTTTAAGTAAATCGTCTGGAGTAAGTTTGGTATGAGTTGAAAGAAGTCTAGTAGACTGTTCTTGCAAACGTTTCAAAAAGGCCACTCTATCAATAACTTTAGTTGTATAGTCGCCCCATACGCCACCGGCCATATCGTGACCCATCCATACAGAATTTTCAGTCATATAACGTGTGTTGCCAACAACAGATATTAAACCGGCCATGGAAGCTGCTTCTCCGGAAACAACAGTAATGATTGGGCTATTAACACTTAGTAGTGTGTCAATAAGGGCAAATCCATCTGTAACACTTCCGCCCGGAGAGTTAATATGTAAAATAATAGGAGCCACTTTAATTTGTTCTAATACTATTATTTTTTTAACTAACTCCTCTACTACTTCTTGCCCAACTTCTTCGTAAAGAAAAAGCTGCCGCTGAGAAAATAGTACTCGGTCCAAATCAAATTTTCCGTTTTTCAGTAAATCCTTTTTCATTTGACCTTTCCTGTTCTCACAGCAGCAGCCGTGATTTTAGTTACGAGGTTTCCTATTCTTTGAAAAATCTTGATTATTTTCCGGCTTTGACTGTTCGCCGATACCACGATTATTAATATATTTCTCGATTTGATTACCGTAATCGTGACCGTCTTTTGTCTTCTTTTCTTCGTCATTAAGTGCTGTAGCCACACATAAACAAATAACCAAAGCTAGAATAAATTGCATTGTCACCTCACTTTGTAATAAGGTCGAGTATACGGAAGTAGGCTCCTTCAACGGCATCAAGGTAGTCCTTAACATCTTCTGGCGAATTAAATCCCTTACCTGCCATAACCCTACTGATTCCCTCTACCGCTGATTTCATAGCACACTGACGAATAATCTTGTCCTGTTCTTCCGGAGACTTAGCATACGACTTCTTATATTCTGGCTTTGGAGCCGGAGGAGTTGCCTTTGTTTCTGTAACCGGAGCCGAAGCTGCAACAGTTTCTGTCTTAGGAGTAGCCACGGGTTCTGGAGATTTACAGGAAACGACTATACGTTCAATAAAGTCCTTCTTATCAACTTGTTTAAGTGTAAGTTCAACTTCGGTTTCAGACTTTAAAGACTTCTTAGCATAATGAAAAACTGCTTCGGAGCAATCAATCCACCGTTCCTTCGTGTTGTCGTCCTTCCGAATCTTCAGCATGAATTGTGACCCCTTCTGAAACGCTGCTAGAAACTTCATTTTTAACTCCTTTTTTAAGTTTTTTCTTTAGTTTCTTCTTTTCTTCTTTTTTACAACACTGCTCGTACGTAATTACATTCAAATTATTTTCGTATACCGAGGCCATCCTTTCTCGTAAACTTCTGAACGGAAATAGGTCTACTAACACTTCTTCTTTAGGCGAAATCCTAGCCAACGATTCTATTATAGCACATTCGACTGATGGTGGCAAGCATAAAAGATTAACTAATGTTTTTCTGCGTTCGTAGTCTTCTTCTGTTAAAATTGGGTTTATAAGATTGTCCGTTTTCTCTTTTTCAATTTTTTTAGCTATTAGTTTATAGGCGTTAAAGTTCGGAGGAGGAACTAAGTATGCTCCCTTAACACCTCCAAATTTTTTAAGAATCGAAAATATTTTAACGTTTGGATATAGTAATAGCTGTTGCCAATCGGCATCATAAGACACTAAAACTATTTCTTTGTCAGTATATTTTCGACATATAACGGCTGCAATATCGTCGGCTTCTATTTTAGGTATTTGTATGAAGTGCCAGTCTGTAGATATGTCAAGTTGATTAGCTAGGTCATTAAAACGCTCGAATAAGTCATCCCAGTCTATTGCTTCTTCGGCATCACGCTTTTCTTTACGGTCGGCTTTATATGTAGGGTCTAGGTCTTTTCTCCAGTTTCCTCTTCCATCTCTAGCTACGATTACTTCGTCGTCAGTTGACAATCCTATTTTTTTAAGTGCAGATATCATCATAGATAAGGCGATATACTCTGGAGGAACGCTCTTATTCCACTTAGAGGAAAAAATTGAACGAAAAACGAATATAGAGTAGTCTAATACTACAATCTTACTCAAGAGGTTTGCTCTTATTTGGTATTATTGAGTTTGGATGATGACAATAAGGGCAGTTAATTGTAATTTTACCTGATACTTTTATTTTAGTTTCATCAAATGGTAGTTCTAGTCTGCGATGACACTTCACGCACCAGTGTATCTTAATCACAATAATTCTCCTCTGGACCGTAATCGTCGTCTATAATATTATTCATAACTTCAGGGTCCGTCCAGTCGCTATCTTCGGGGTCATAATCTCCAAATTCCGTTTCATAACATCCGATATGATAATCCTTTCCTTCGTGATGAACAACTGTGTCGTCTGCATATATTTCTTCTTTGCAATAAGCGCACCAACTAATTTCTTCATTGTCAATAATTTCGTCTAGGTCATCGTATTCGTTACGCATTATAATACCTCCTCATTATATCATCTATTTGTAAAAAAACGTCCTCTATCGGTACAGAACCGTCTATGCTGATTAGAGTATCTTTAAACTTTTCTACTTCGGTTTCAGAAGAATGTTGAAGAGCATTAACTTGAGCGTTTCCATCTCTATACATAAGTCTCTGAATACGAATTTTTTCAGGAACATCTATATATAGACCTGTCCATCCTGCTTTCAATAGCGCATTCGATTCATTAAAAAAACGTACGTCATCGCATACGTATTGAGATGGTATAATCGAAAAGGCGGATTCAGTTAGTCTAACTATTCGCAAATCTTCAATTAGTCTTTTGACCCATATATCTTCGCTGATATGATTTCGTCCTGCATCGGTTCCGATATATTGTAGAAGTTTACGGTCTTTCTGACCCATAGAGAAGTAATGTTCGGCAATGGCGTAAACCGGGTGAGCGAATTTAGCTTGCTTATAGTAGTAGGTTTGTTTTAAATAGTTGCTAATAGCCGTCTTACCGGCTCCGGCTTTACCTGCTAAAAAAACGTTGGACATTACTTGTTCTCCTTCGTCTTTACTTTTTCTTTCGCGGCTTTTTTTGCCATAAGTTCTGTCAGTTGTTTTTTTAATTTTTCAACTTCAAGACGGTTGGCATAGAGAAGTCCGTCTAAAATTGTTTTACACGTTATACAAAAATAATGTAAACGAACGTTAGAATTTTGTATCTGTTGATAACCAACATTCTGGGGAGGATTGAAGTAAGTTTCTGTTGATGAAATATTACAAACCGTTGTGGCGTTTATACCAACAAGAAAGAGACTCTCGTTTTCTTTAAGAACTTCTCCACATACATCACAGTAAGTCACCTTCATGCTGGCCTCGCAAGGTTGTATTTCTTTTGTATAAATTTACAACATGCCGATATATTATAAAATACCTTACCTTCGGATAAAATAACCGCCCACAATAGAGAACTGTTCGCATCGGTTTTCACGCAGTCTGGTAATATTAAATAAATAGGTATATGAAACATGAGAGCTAAAAAAACTTCATATATAGAACCAACTGTTTTGTGGTCTTTAGGTAAATATAGAATTATAAAATCAGAACGAACTACAGCTTCCGCGTCTCCAAATTTACAGTCATCTTCATAAGTGTTGCCATCTGTATACTTTCGAACGCGTAATGTTTTAAGTATGTCTATTAATTCTCCATTAGGAGATACTTGCCCGAACCATATCTTCGACATTTCTTTCATAAAATGGTCGAAATGTCCGGCCTGTTTTAGACTTTTTACATATGCTACATGTTCACCAGGCGGTTGACCTACCTTACTGGCTTCCATTTGTACCGGGTCATATATAAGTAAATCAGAATGTTCTAATTTTGAATTAATTATATCGCGCCAACTCTTCATATCTTTTTTAGAGACATGTTCGATTGCTCCGGCAGTGTAGGTCATTAGTTTGAATTTTTTACTCATAACTGATAACCTTTAAATTTTTAAGTTCTTTCTGTTGTAATATTGTTATTTTAATATTAGGATAGCAGTTTACGAAGGTTTGTATTTTTTCTTTGGAATTTTTATACCAATAGCCTTTAATTTCTATATATTCATCTGTTTTTGGCAAATAAAAATCTGGTGTATAAGTAACATGTTTATTATTTAATAGAAATGCGAACGTTTTCGGCTCATAAATCCATTTAACATTTAGATTGTCTAAATACTCAGCATATTTTACTTCCCATGACGAACGCATTAAAAAATTTTTATATACATATGTAGCCAGATGTCGCTGTTTACCGTACCATTTACTGCGTTTACCAGACTGCCAACAAGACTTGCAACTGATAGCCGTATAAAGTTTTAGTTTTTTACCACAGTAAATGCAGTTTCCTATTGATTTTGAAATTCCGTTCTTCCAATTATGATGATTTTCGCCACTTCTAATTTTTCCCGAACACTTCCTACAATGAATACTTTCTCTTCTTACCAGTTCTTTTTTACATATTCTACAATAGTTTTTAGCATATTTACGCCTAGAACAGTCTTTGCATATAGTAACTTTTTTATAAAAACTGCTTTTAGATAATATTTTATCACACAATCGACATTTCGGTAAAACTATTTTTGATTTTGATTTATCTTTAAAACATTTATTACAAAGAACTGAAGAATTACATATAATTTTTCCGCAAGAACATCTATTATTTTTAGAATAAGGATTAGACACTTTTATACATCCCCATTGTCAGAAATTTTAATATTTTCATAATCTGCAATACGTCTACGATACAGTTCTAATTTAACTCCCTCTAGAGCACCCAAAATATCGTTATAGTGCTGATATTTTTCTCCCTTTTCTTTGATATATTTATGACAAAGAGTCGTAATTAGATAATTAAGCTCTCCGGCATTATTGGGAACTGGAAAGTCGATTAGCGCTGATAAAAACCTGTTTCTCTCTTCGGATTTAATGTATGGCATGTTTACCTCTTCTTTTTAAGGGATTTAGAAACCGATAGCATCTCGTGGTCTATTTCTTCTAGTATTTTAATATCGTCTTGTAATAGTTTTGAGAGACCAGCAATCTTGTGTTTACGTTCTATTTCTTCCAGACGACCTATTATGCCTCGAAGGTCTCTATAAATACACGCCATTTGCCGAGATAACTTGGTCTGTTCTAAGTAGTTATCGTTCTGCGACTTAAACGGTATTTTGAGCTTCTTACAGATTTCAGTTATCGTTAGACTTATCAAGGAATCTCGCATCGATACTTCTCCTATTTCCTTTAGTATAACATATCACTTACATGGTGTCAAGCACTTCTTTATCTTTAAAAAGGGAATAAAAATTAAACACATTGCCGTAGTTATTGCCGATATAATAATCAAACAATGCAGACCTACTATCGGATACAGCCATCCTCCAATAGCTTCAGAAAACATACCGCCTAAATTCAACACTGACATAATAAGAGCAAAGGAAATAGCTTCGGCATACCTAGGAACTATCTTTACGCAGAAATCCATAACACAAAGATGGCTAATCATTCCTGTTATTGAAAATAGAGCGGTATATATTAAAGCAACCAGCGCGTTAGGATAATAAAGATAACAAAGTGTTGTAATTGACCCGATAGATATTGTGTAATACAGAAGTTTTTTGATATTTACCCGATTACACATCTTAAAGTATATTGCCGCTCCTATCATTCCAAATGCCGAGCCGACAGAACCAAGTACACCAATAAATATCTTGCTTAATTGTAAGTGGTCTCTTTGAAGAAACATAAGAGCCGTTCCAAATCCCGGCGTTGTCCATAGAAAAAACAAAAAACAAATGGAAATCCAAAGTTGTTTGCATCTGAAAGCTTTAACAATACTGGCAAGACACTGTTGCTTCATTGACTTCTTAACTTTGTCTTCTTTATAACTGAAAATAAAAAAGATAAGAGATAGAAATACGAATCCAAAAAGAATTAAAAAAGCGTATCTATAATGCAGATACTCCGCTAGTAGTCCTCCTCCTAAACCTACTATTAACGCAGCTAGACTCGATGCTCCCCATTGGACAGACTGTGTTTTTCCAGAAATATTATATTTTTGCCCTACTTGACATGCAACTCCGTCCGTAACTACGTCCGAGAAAGCAATCGCAAATGCAAGTATAAGTTCTACAATAATTAACGATATAATAGTAAGGCCGAAATAAAATACGTAAAGACACGATAAAAGAACTAGAATATAACATATTATTAGATAGGATTTTCTTCGATAACCAAAGAGTGGCCAAGCATCGGATATAAACCCGTAAACGAACTTAATTACCCACGGAACATGTATTAGAACACCAAGATAAGCAATCTGACTTACCGTTAGGTGAAAAGAATCTTTTAGTAGATAGAAAAGATTTTGACTAGGAATAGCCGAGAATCCCTGTGTAAAGTATATGATAAAAAAGAATATATAGTACTTGAGATATTTATTCTTCTTCAAAGTAATCTACTCGCTTTGCCGCATCGCATTTACAAGTTTCGGAGTGTCCGCAGCAGTTAAACTCTTCATTATAATGCTTACACTCCGTATTAGGGCAGACGTAATCGTTTATAATATAATTATTCATAATACTCCATAAAATATTCAACTTTGGTTGGATGAAACTTTAGATATTTAATACGGATATCTTTCGGAACAATTTTAACGGCGGTTTGAACCGATTTTTCAAGTTCTTCGTACGTAGTTTGTTCCGGAACACATATAGAAATTGGTTTCCATGTAATCATTAATGCTCACATCCTCCATTACCTTTGTTAATCTTATCACAACCTCCTTCGCAGCCAGGGCATTGCATTAGAACCCTCCTTTTATTTTGTGTAAGTTTTTTCTAGCGTGAGTAGTTACAGTCGGAACAAGAGTTTCTACGTTATAAACGTAACTAACCGGTTTTTTATTACCTATTTCGTATATAGGTATAACTTTAACTATTTTACCAATCCAGTAATCATATCTTGAACCGTGGTCTACAATACGAACAGTATCTTCCATTTTAAGAGGTCTAATATGTTTTGATTTTGTAACAACGGAAGTAACAAGGTCTTCTAGTTTGTGTTTCTCTTCCGGTACAACAGTTACTTCTTCAAAATAATCGCTGAAGTCTACTAGGTCTGAAAGTTGATTCCTTTTTGCGTGTAGTTTAATAAACTCATCTGCAATTTTTTTAACTAGTTGCTTCATAGGGTTCATTTCTAGTCCTTATTTGTTAACAAACACATTATATCGTTACTTCTTTGCAATTTACCAACCTTTATTCCATTTTGAAATACAGTATTCATTAACTGGTTGATAAATTCTATAGTAGATTCTTTTGGAAGCTTTTCATAAGTTAGATAACCTCCACATGGCACATCGTAGAAATATCCTCCGTCTTCATACTCTCCTCCAATTAAAAACCATTCTTTTTTAGTCATCTTACCTCCATAAGTTTAATTTCTCCTGTACTGTCCGAGTAGTAACACTTTTTTATACCTACGTAGTGAATATACTGCTGGCAGTGAATACAGGGAAGGGCGAGTCTAAGTTCTCCTTGTTTATTTACCCGAATAACGAGCATAGATGCCCTTCTAAGGTCTGTTCTTGCCCGAAGTATACAGTCCTGTTCAGCGTGAATACTTCCTTCCCATTTTCTAAAGTTAGGATGTAATTTATTACTATGTCGTTTGCTATTTATGCCTACGGATATTATTTTATGCTTGTCAAATATAACCGCAGCTAGACGATATTCTTCTTTACTACGTTCTACGGCTTTAAGTGCGGTTTTAAGGATTCTGTCGTTCATTTTATTTTCAGCCAGCGGCTTTTGTTGGCGATTAAATTTTTGACTATAATCCTTGCTGTTGTTTCAGTCATGTATTCCCATATTTCTTTGACCATCGCCTTCTCATCAATCTCCACCGCATCTGCTTTCTCCTCTGCAAGCTGTTGTTCGAGGATTCTTATTCTTTCTCGATAGTCAGCTATTGGATGCTTCTCGCAAGTATGAATGTGTTCGCTAACTTTTTCTGCCGCCGCATCTATCTCAAACTCTTTTCCACAGTAAGCACAGTAAGTGAATTTATTGCTCAACGCATTTGCTACCTTATCCTCGTTCTCCTCAGCGATAGCGGCACGGATTTGCTGCTCCCATTCAACAAAATGTTGTGTATAAACAGAACAATCATCATTGCATCGCCTCGTGCAAGGTTCATAACACGATTTAGGATATTTCGGTGGATTCCTCAACAGCGATTGGACTTTCTCACTCATGGCTTTACCTCAAAGAAATTTATTTTTCCATAATTATCATCATAGTTTAAGTCTTGCGACCATCCCTACGTAGCAAATGCTCGCCATAGACATTATCTATCGTGTATCTCATGTCTCCTCACTATTTCTATGATGTCGTTAAGCGCATAGTTATAGTCATTGTCCAGAGGCACGACCCCGTTGTAGAGTATCCTCTGGCTCTCAATCTTTGCTATGAGTTTTGCGAGACAGTCGGCACAGTTGCCTTCTGACCCTTGACAATCTTTATGAAGCATTTCTCTCTATCCTCATTGCTGAAATCTGACCATGATTGATGTGCTGATGCTATCGCTTCATGCCGATAGCACATATGCTTTAGTGAGCATGGCTGACTTGGCTGGCACATGGTTATGTCTGGCATTAACCCCCCCTTCCCCGCGGTCGGCGGCGTTACTTCTATTCCGTGAGACTCAAGATTGTTGATAAATGTTCCGCAATAAAAATGTCTTTCCAAATCTTCATCGTGATAATGCACCGCGTCTCTTTTCTTTTCGGCAAACTCTACAAATAGAATTGCGAGATTCAACAGATTAAGTGCGACACCATGAAAATAATCTCTTTCGCTCATTCCTTCTGGTTTCAACTCATCAAGCGAAATTTCATCACACCGATTTTTTCTTGGCATATAATTTATGACATTGATTGCCCCATCTTCCTCGTTACGATATGCCTGAACTGGTAGATTGTATTCAAAACATTCTGCTTGCTTTAACCCCATCTATCCCTCCTTCCCGTTATGTCTTTCCAGAGACTCGACTCGAACGAGTATTCCCGCCTTCACATGTAATCGTTTTCTTCTTGTTGCCTCTGAAATTCCATCTCTTGCGCTTTCAGCATCTCTTCTTCCTCAAGGTGCTTTTCGAGTTCCATCTCTTCTCTCTTTCTCACTCATGATTGCCTCCACAGGTATACCAAAATGGACATTCATAACATCGACATTTACGGATTGAACAGCTCATTTGACCTCCGCTTTCTTGCAGGCTTCGCATCGGATAAGTTTGTATTCAGAGATATGTCGTTGGCATTGTTTATCCCCTATTGAGCCATTACATTGATAATCAAATGCCGCTTGCATAAACTGACACTTTGCTATTCTATGTTTGCATATTTTACATTCATACAAACACTCGCAATCCTCGATTACCGCTACCTTGCGTTTCATAGCAATTTCTCCATTCTAATAAGTATTTTAGTTCCTAGCGGTTCTTTGTAAAACTGTTGTATCATATCCATAATAGGAACGAGAGATTCTTTAAATGAAAGTCTATTATATTTAATATCTTTCTTTGATATTTTTCCTTCTGTCCGGTGCATACCGAAATCGTAAACAGATAACGTTAAAACTCTGCTATGTACTTTCATAATTCTCCTTTTTACCAATACCATCTAAAGTATAATATGCCTTTAGTATCTCCAGACCAACCTTTTCCAACTCCAACACCTACTCCTGCATTATCAGTTATCTTATATGAAGAGCCTATATAAACTCCGGTATATGATGCTAGAGCGTCAACTGTAAATTTATATATCCGATAAAAGCTAACTCCAACTCCTCCTGTAAAATTAGCAGTTGTTTCGCCTCCGGCAAAAATAAAGGGCTTCAATTCAAATCCTATTGGGTTAAGTGCGTCTTGTAGTGTTGGAACGTCTTTTACTTTTATAACTCTAAGTATTTTGCCTGTTTTATCCTGAATATGAACGTCACCGTTTTTATCAATATGAAGAGCATCGTGTTTTGCGTTAATTTCTATCAGTACTTCCTTGCCATACTCTAGGGCTATATTGATAGGTTTATTCTGCTGACCTTTAACAAAACCATAACCATATATACTGCCTACGATTGTTGCATATATTGTAATGGCGCGAACGTTAAAGAAAGTAGAAAATGTCTTTGCCCATGCTACTCCGTCCGTTATGTTAAGTGCATTTAGAAACTTGGATAACGTAAACCCTTCTGGTTCTCCCGATACAGTGTCGTGTCTTCGCTGATACAAAGCAGTAACAACGCATCCCAAAATAAAAAGAACAAGCCCGATTATATAGTACATAATATCTCCTTTTCTATACTCTATCATTATACATACTCGGTGTCAACTATATTTATTCCTTATTAGGCTTTTCATATTAGTGAAAATGCCGAGGCTCTAAGAGCCAAATACGTACTTCAGCATTTATGTATACTTGTACCTTACGGACGAAAACCAGAAAAACTTAGCTCGTGTTTGTCTTTTCGCTTCTTAACAACCGCTCAAGACTGCTTGCTTACGCTACGCTTCAGCAATCTTACGAAGACCTTTTAATAGGATTAAATACACGGGAAAGTTCTTCTTTTGGCCCACTCGGTTAGTTTTACTAACCTCATATCCATCTAATTATAACAAGTTTTTACTTTCGTGTCAAGTGGTTTGGTAAAAATAGTCTGTAAGTTATTGACTGATAACGTTGGATTTTTATTGTACTTTCTTTCACAATAATTCTCATTTTTGAGAAATTTTTTCTAATTAACCTATTAGCAAATACTAATAAATACTCGTATCGCGTTTTTTTATTAGTAAAATTCGTTAAAACGGTATAGAAATTTTCACCCCATCTTCATTTAATGCAATACAACTAACGTTAATACTACTTAATACTACTAGCAAACCAACCATTAGACAATACCTAATTATTCTCCCAATACTTTTCACGATAATACTCCTTTTTATAGTAACCTTCGTTCGAATCATCTTTAATGTCATAAGGGTCACGATTTATTTGTTTGTCATCATCCTGCGTCGAGCGACTATTATTCCAATAATGGTCACGATAATATTCAGACTCATATTCGCTATCCGCATACGTTATAGCACAACAGACAAGTATCAATATAGACATTATAACGAGATAATAAAAAACTAGCATAGCATTAGATTTCATACTATTTTCCAACCGCCTTTCTGTATACTTCCTCGATATGTTTATTATTTAACTGAGCATATATCATAGTCGTCTTTATATCTGAGTGTCCAAGCAACTTGCTGACAACTGAAATATCGACCCCATTCATAATAAGATGTACCGCATAAGAGTGCCTGAAGAGATGAGGATGTAACGTTAATCGCTTGAAGTTCGGCTTAATTGTTTTGAATATATAGTTTATTCCTGCCCTACTAACGTTAAAAGCGTTTGTTTCCTCGGATTCTATACTAAAATACGCATCTAGTATCTTTGTTACACGGTCTGGAAAGAATACTTCTTTCTCCGTATGATTTTTTGTTGAGTATACTTTCGCTTTCCTGTTTATTAAGTCTATACTTGCTCGTTTAATTGAACAAAGCTCCCCTCTACGTACTCCTGTATAAAACATAAAATAAAGTATAGCCTTAACTCTTATAGCGTTCAGAAAAAGATAATCAACTGCCGGAATAATTTCATTAGTAAACTCCTCCTCGGTTATGTATTTTGGCAGTGTCTTTGGTACTTTTTGATGCTTCGGGAACTTTACCTCAATGCCCTTATACCTACAGAAACTGGTTAATGCACGATTATAAGAATTAATAGTGTTAGCACTACATCCCTCCTTCTGTTTATTAGAAAGAAAAGACATAATCTTATCTTCGCTTATATCCAGACTGCCGTGAAACTTTTCATAACAAACCATACGACTATCGTATGTGTCAATAGAAGCCTCGGAAAGCCCGTTTACGCGCATCCAGTCTATGTAGTTATCGAGTTCTTTACTCATCACGTTCTTTCCTAGCTCTGAGTTCAGATTCCATGTTTGCTTTTAGTACTTCTTCGTTTACCGGAAATTGTCCGTTTTTGCAGAAATTAACTATTAAATCCCCCTGCCCTTGCTTATCTGCCACACTGACTATTTTCAGCACTTCTTCCGTAATCATTGAAGCCCCAAAATCGTGAGGGTCTGTTTCTTCTGGAGCGTTCGTTATTTTCTTCAGACGAATATACGCCAGATTAAACATCGGAGACTCAATTAACTTTTCAGCATCTCTTATATTAGCTGACTTTTGACTGTATATTTCCGCCTTAATTTGCGTTCTCTCGTCGTCCGTCAAACGCTTTTCTACTAATAGTATTCGTTCAAGGTCTTTTACTGACTTATTATCAAAAAATTCTCTATCGTACTTCATACTTCCTCCTTATACTTCGCCAGAAAGGTTTTACCGTTATCTCCTATAACTCGACTCGGAACTCTATTTACATAATTATACTCTACCAGAAAAGGTTCATACTCGGTTATATATTCGTCTGGAGATAAACCCGATTTAATTGCTACCACGTTAGCGCCCATCGCTCGTGTACTACTATTAAGAAGTTTTATAATTTTAACATCCGTTTTCGTTAATCCTTCTGCTAGTATATGATTATTTTTTAATACCTTATCGATGTTTTGTTCTACAATGAAATCCTCAAGTAATGAAATCGCAGTTCTCGGATTATATTTACAATTACCGCTTATTGTTTCTATAATATTTTCTTTAATCTGTTCATACGGATACAAACGACTTGCATATTGTATGATAATTTTACCGATGTCCTCCTTATTGTACTTAACAAACGTAAGATGATGAGGTATTCTGTCTAACGTATCTGGATTATTTTTAACTAGCTCATGCTTGTTGATTGTCGCTCCGGCAAAGATAAACGGTTTAATCGGATTACCATTTAATTCAAACTTTTCAATAATAGGATTTAATACCTTAATAACTTTAGCGTCCATTGTATCTATTTCATCAATAAAAAACACTACATTTTTTTCAACAGTAGCGTTTATATCCGCTACCACATTGGCCAGTACATTTTCGTCTACCTGCCTACCGATATAAGATATCATCTTTGCTTGTAAATTATTTGCTAGTATCTCGATAAAAGTAGTCTTTCCATGCCCCTTAATGCCGTTTACGAATAAGTGCGCTTTCATATTACGGTTTACTTTTTTTACAATAGTTTCTGCTCTTTGCTTCGCTTCCTCCTGTCCGATAAATTCATTAAAGGTTTTAGGTCGGAATTCGTATGTTTGTTCTCTTGTAACTGCCGATTTTATCTCAGGACGCTTATGAATTCCATTCATCTCCGCCCATGTTTTATCTGAAAAAGATATTCCCTCCGCTTTCTTAGGCTTAAAAATAAAGGAAAGCATTCCCGTTGATATCTGATATATTATATAAAAGAAAAGGGCATAGATGATTAAAAATATCAATATAAAAATCATACTATTCCTCTAATTCTTCTAAATGCCGTTTAGGACACTCTCCACCCAAGTCAAAGAATATCTTACGATAAAGTATACGTTTGCGCGTATTTTTTATTTCCTCTATCTTTTGCCATGTTCTGTTATTGCCGTGATAATTAAGCCAATCTACTATCATCAATTTTTCTGGAGAATCCTCCTCCTTTTTCTTATCTATTTTACTCTGAAGTTCATTATTTTCATTTGTACTAACTTCTTCCAATACTGCTCCACACAGTGGACAATCGTTTGTCTCTCCATCTTCTGCAAATATATCCAATACATCATAATTACACTCAGGGCAGTGATAGTATGTCATTTAATCCTCCCCTAAAAAATCAAAATCAATACTGTAAGCATCCCACCATCTCTTACCGACTTTAATTTGAAATCCGCTAGTATCGTAAAGCCATCTATACTCTACTCTTCCTTTTCCGTAATATATTCCCTCCTCTACCGAGGACAACATTCGTTCTACTTTTACAGGACGCGAAATTGGCACTCCGTATCCCAGTGCTATCAAATCCGGTCTTATTCTACAGGTCTTCTTCATTATCGACCTCCCTTACAACACCGCCAAAGTAATTACTGGCGTTTATCTTTGCTTCCATCCATGAAGTAAATCCTCCAAAATACAGGTCATTGCACATCCAACACCAATCACCAAATGTATTAGGGCGTATCTTTACAACAACGTTATGATTATCGTACAGGTCTTTTTCATAATCTTCAAAAATATCCATATAATCTCCTATTCGGCAATTATATCTGTTAAATTGTATCCGCAGTGCTGACATTCTAATCTATCGGTATCTATAATAGGCGCATCATCCATGTTATACAACGTGATAACCCCATTATCATCAACCCTTGCAGTACATAAAGTGTTAGAATAAACATTAACTGCCGTAATGTCATTATCACAACTAGGACATTTCATATTAATCTCCTTATCCAATTAATGACGTTAAATTTTCCCCACATTCACATTCATATTCAGTGTCTCCTATTACCGATATATCGTCGTTCTCCTTTATTGCTCCCGTCTTTTTATCATAAGTTCCCGACCGACAGATTGTTTGATAAATAGTCACTTCCTTGATTGTACGTTTACATTCTGGACATCTCATATTATTCTCCGTATTTTTCCAAATATTGTTCGTGATTGTTGTTACCACAACAAGGGCAGTCATCCCCTATATGCCTGTCATATTCGTAACCGCATTTATCGCAGCAAATGGTTTCCTCTAATTCCAGACGCTCCCAACAATCCACGCAGAGATGTTCCGTATCAAATGAATAAAGTTTCCTATCTTCTTCTGTAAACTCCTTTCCGCATTGAGAACATTGATTCTTTGAATAGCAATCAAGACATATTTCTTCTGCGTCATCGACGATAAACTTGAATCGTTTACCGCACATTTTACATTTATAATTTCTCATAGAATATCCTTTCGTTTAATTAATCACGAAAGCCATAAACAAGTCAGTCAGAGTTTTAACTTCATTTTTGGTAATTTTATGAACCCCACTTACTGTAGAATAAGTTGTTTTATCTCCAAACCCAAATTCTTCATCTACGTTGGCTTCTGCAAAACTCCGAGCGGAATCCAAGTCATTTGCGACAACAATACAATGTTGACGATATTCATGTTCTCCATCGCGTACCTTGACATCAACAAGATAATAGTTTTTAGCCATGTTGTACCTCCGACATCTTCGCTTCGTGCATAGTGAAATGTCCGCTTCGCAGTATGAACATCAACTGCTCCGGTTCAAAGTCATTCAGATAATCATAATAATCATCCATCAACCTCTGTATCAATTCGTCTTTGGTTTCCTGTACCATATTAAAACCTCCTTCCAATTTCGTTGAGTAAGTTTTCCTGATACCATATTTCTGCTTCCGTTAAACCTCGATTCATCCGCTTCAAGACCTTGAGTTTATACAATTCCTTTTTCAGTTCTGCATATTTGAGTTTTGCCAGTTCGGGAGTTTGCCCATTACTCTGCTGAAAATTAACTGCGTTCATTGCAGCCAGTGGCTTCATATAGTCCTCCGTTTCTTACTGATAATAACTACCGCTAACACGTTAAGGATAAACCCATAGACCTTAACCAGTGTAGCCGTAGTCCATGTTGCCCTATGCGTACATGACTTCACTACCTGTTCACTAAACAACTCATCTACATACTGATATGCCGTCCACCATTTTCTCATATTTCCTCCCATCTTTATAATAGCATTTTCTGTGGTTACATAACAAGCACTATTTTTTCATCATATTCTCGTCTACGGCCATTTATTTCCTGCACTAATTCTTTATCAGAATAAAAATAATATCCCTTAAACCCATTTCTCAAAATATTATTCCAATAATCTCCATCCGCCATATCAATATCGTCATCTATCAACCAATCAATTATCTGCGCCTTAGTTTGTTCAATTATTTTCATTTAACTCCTCCTCGTTAAAACAGTCTTCACAAATAAAACCTTTATCTCCCGCTCCTAGAAATACTTCATCTGTATCCCAGTCCATTTCACACCCACATTCATCACAGACTGTTTTGTTATTCATATTTACTCCTGTGTTTCCCAGTATCTACTGTATAGGTCATTATATTCATCCAAATCAACATCTAAAATCCACTCCGACACAATAAAATCTTCAAGATATCTTTCCCGCGCCTCATACATCAAGGTTTCGAGTCTATCAACTTCCTTCTTGGTTAGTTTTCTCATATCAATCCTTTCTATAAATTGCTTCTGCACGAAAAACATTATTCGGAACGCCATTTACACATTCAAGCGTATGCGTATTACCGTTCGCATCTCTCATTGTATAAATTAGCATTGTTCTATGTTCCACTCCAATTACACCCCCAACATAATATTTACCAGCAGGATGATACTGCAATCTCAAGATATCGCCCTCTCGTACCTCCAAAGGTTTGCTCATATTTCATCCTCAACTTTATGTGTTATACAAATCAAGGCCACGAGACACAAAAGAATAATAATGCCGTTTATCATATAGCCAACTCCTTGTTGAATTTTACTATTGCATATTCGTCCTGTTCCAATCCCAGTTTTTTAGCAAACGCTTCTGCATCCTCGTAATGCTCAAACTCAACTGCCCCGTCAGCTTCGTTTGTTTCTCCGAACACCTTTACGTAAGGAAGACAAGTATCAACATATACAAGATAATACACAGCATCCTCCTTGCTATCGATTGGAACGCAGTCAGCTTTCAACACTAAAACGTTTGCTCTATACTTAGGACTATAACATAGAAAATACTTCTTGTCTATATCTTCCAACAGTTCTATGGTATCAACAAATCTCTCATTTTCATACTGCTTAACCTTATAACTATCTACTTTGAATTTCATTTTAGTCTCCTTTCATCCGCATCAAATCAATTACTCGTATATCAAACTCATCTTCAAACCAGTGCCAGATATCATATCGGTTTGTGCCTATTTCAAAATGCAAAAAAGGTTCTTCAATGTTTTCATTCAAATCAATCGGGATATTTCCTAAGTCTCGCCACAATTTTTTGACTCTATCGGGAATATTATGTTTCTTGCTGTGTTTCATTAGTACCTCCTATCGTATATTTCCTGTATTTGGCATATCAAAAAAGGCTATCCTACAGTTAGCTCCTATAATCTTTTTCATATTAATAACCTCCTTTATTTTGAATTTTCAAGTATAGGTCAAATAGAAAATGATACCGTGCGTTGTCTAGTTTGATTTTCCAGTTCCTACCCTTGTATATCGTTATTGGATGAAAGAACGGTATTTTTTCTGGCGGAGTGTTTTTGTTGTATTTTTTTTCCAATTCGACTATTTCTTTGCGTAAGACCGCGATTGCTCTCCGTTTATTCATATACATCCTCCCGCCTATGATTGTGTTTCGGTATCAATTTTAGATATTTCCATAATACCGTTATCCGACCGATAAACACACCACCTACCAATCGAAAACTCAAACATTTTATCATCGGTACAATCGTAACCACTTAAAAAAACTGTGTTCTCCTTTTTCACAGTGAAATGCCCTAAAAAGTATCCATCCCTAAGACTTTCCGACTTTGTGTCTATTCGTACCTTTGTCGCTCCATCTCCCACACCATTATCGAAAAAAGCCGACATCGTATCGCTGAAAATTTTAATAGTTCCCATATCGCTATAAGTCTTATATGTTTTCACATTTCATCTCCTTCTGCCAGATGTCTAGTTGCACAATCAACACAAACAAAATCGTCGTCAAACTCAAAAACATCGGTTTCATTCCAATCCATATCGCATCCGCACCAATCGCATTTTGTATTGTTGTTATCGTTTGTCATATCAATCGCCTCCTTCTGTTGCATGTCCTTCACATAAATCGCATCTGTTATCACATTTAGGACACCCAAACACTGTTGTTATTATCACGCTTTCAGGACAATCGTGCCGAAATAACTGAATTTCTTCTCCGCAGTTCTCGCAATATTCTTTATTATTCATATAACCTCACTCGTTATCACTCAAATAATTATTTAGTTCATCCCTTAACATATCCAACTGCACAAAAGCATCTTCCATATCGGATAAACGTGACTCAATATTACGTTTAATTCTAGCTAACTCCTCAACTGCGATTTTATCATTATATTTCTGTGCGTCGAAAATCTGTTTACTCAAGCAATCGCTCCATTCGTCGTAATGCGCTCCGATATTATCAAGTAAATCAACAACTTGTTCGATATTGTATTTGTCAGCGCGTTTCATCTTTTATTCCTCCTTCCTTCGTTCATTTTTCTAAGACGTTCCTGTTTGTCCAACCACGACCGTATTTTTACTGCATTGTCTATCAGTTCATTCCACGTTCCCTTCCCGTTAAGCTTTCCCTCGCGTTGCATCTGTTTCATTGCTAAATTAAAAATGTTCATATTTTTCTCTTATTTAGTTTGTTTACTTGTTATTGCGTTCGACTTCGCATATTACTTCGCATTTCTTGACTCTTATTTTTTTATCATAATCATATATCGGAATACAAGATATGTCCGCAATATCTACTTTCACTAAGAGTGTTTTTGTTCCATATTCTAACGTAGCTTCTAACGTGGGAGATAGAGAAATACCAATCGAACAAGAAGCCCAAATGTCACTATCGGCATAGATTACTTCATGCACTCCGATGGTATATTTTATTTTAACGGGGGAACACGGAGATTCCATACTATCAGTTACCCCCTTATAGAGATAGATAAAATTATCTTCTCGCCTAAGATTAAATTTATTAATATATTCTCCAATAGTCGGTACATTATATTGAGGTATTTTGGACAAGTCTGCACCGGACACGTTTGCACCGGACAAGTCTGCACCGGACAAGTTTGCAACGTACAAGTCTGCACGAGACAAGTTTGCACCGTACAAGTCTGCACCGGACAAGTCTGCACCGGACACGTTTGCACCGGACAAGTTTGCACCGGACAAGTCTGCACCGGACAAGTTTGCACCGTACAAGTCTGCACCGGACAAGTTTGCACCGGACAAGTCTGCACCGGACAAGTTTGCAACGTACAAGTCTG